CTATTGAACGAACTAGATGTAGATGCTGGTGATATTATGATTATCAACGCATCGAATGAGAATAATGTTGATACGATGCGAACAAAGATACAAGGCTTTGCAAGTAGTTTTCCATTCTCTGGCGAGTTCAAATATGTATTACTAGACGAAGCAGACTATTTGTCGCCAAATGCACAAGCAATCTTGCGTAATATGATGGAAACTTATTCACAGACTTGTCGTTTCATTCTAACATGTAACTATCCAAACAAAGTTCTTCCAGCAATTCACTCTCGTTGTCAAGGTTATCACATTGAGAAACTAGACCAAACTGAATTTACAGTTCGAGTTGCTACAATTCTTCTAACAGAAGAAACTGAATTTGTTCCAGAAGATTTAGATGTATATGTTAAATCAACTTATCCAGATTTACGTAAATGTATCAATATGGTTCAGCAGAACATTGTTGATAATAAACTTCAACAACCCGGTGCTGGTGAAAGTGGTGAAAGTGATTGGATATTAGAATACGTTGCATTATTTCAATTAGGCAAAGTATCAGAAGCAAGAAAACTTATTGTATCGAAAGCAAGGGCAGAAGAATACGAAGGTGTATATCGTAAACTATATGAGAACCTAGATTGGTTTGGTGAAGATGATATTTCACAGGGCAAAGCATTGCTTTGTATCAGAGACGGTCTTGTAAATCATGGTGTTGTTGTAGACCCAGAGATTAACTTGAGTGCGACTTTACTTGAACTTCAATACATTGTAAAATAATATGGAACACGGAGAAGAACCATATTCACCTAGAAGAATAATAAATGATGAACAGGAAGCGATTATTGGTGGTGAATTTCTTGCTTATCTAATTAGTAAAGCAGACAACCAAGACCCAATTACGCCATTTTCATCTATAAAGACTATCGATGATAATCTGAGAATTCACATAAATCGCACAAATGATTTGAAATGGGCAATAGATGATGCTATTGGATGGATTAATGATGATGATTGTGATTACGTTATCATCGGTGATGATGCCGATGCATATTCTACTGAATTATGTGAGAGTTTACAATCATTATTTCAAACTTATGCACCAGTAGAAATAACAAAACAAGATGAATGGATTATTGTTAAGATAAATATCAAAGATAAGAACATCATCATAAACAACCAAACTATAAAAATCGAGTAACATGGCAAAAAAAGCATATCTAGTATTAACACACTCTTTCGCACCGGCACCAGGTGCCGACCCCTCAATGAAGAACTTCGCAACTGAAGGCGAATGGCAGATGCACGAATCTATATTCTTTGTAACAAGAATTAGAAAACGTTGGTATCAGTCTGCTACTACTATTGTGAATATTTCTGATGGCATTATAGAAAAGAATAATGCCGAAACTTCAGATTACAATCAAATTGTTCAACACGTAATGATTAAGTATCCTGCACAATACAATTCATTCATAAAAGAATGTAAAGCAGAAGGTCTAATCACTAAAGGGTCGAGCGAATAAAGGATAAAATGGACTTACACGGACTTGATTTAAACACTGGATGGCAAGAATACAGAAGAGCCACAGAAGAGTGTTACAATAAGAAAATAAAAAATCTAAAAGTGATTACAGGTCAAGGTGAGATGGCAAAAGAATTTCTAGGATGGGTTCATGCAGACCCATTTGCTATTTCGGCTAGAAATCCTGAGAACAATAAAGGTTCTTGGACTGTATCGATTAAGAAACACAAGACCGAGAACAAACTGCCGAAAGGTGCAAACAAAAATAAATTAGATTTAGAAATACTTTTTACTAAATTTAAAAAGATTGGAGAATAAAATGTTAAATGAACTACTGAAAAAGCGATTTACTACTAGGTTCTGGGATGATTCAAAAGAAGTTCCTTATGAATTAATACAAAGTGTACTACAAGACGTATATGATGCACCAAGAAAGAATGGTGATACCAGAGTTGTTGTTAAAGTATTGACACCTAGTGAAGAAGGTGAAAAAATGAAAGACGAACTATTAAAATTAAGTTGGTGTAGGGATGGCGATAAAGCCGCAATAGACAACACAGGACCTATTAGAGTACAAGGACAATTTACAGCGCCTTATGTTCTGTTATTTGGTACTACAGAAGAAACTGAATATGACCAACACAATGTAGCAAACGCAACACTACAAACAACATTAGCAATGGTATCAGCAGAAGAAAAAGGATTGAATACAGCATATTGCCAATGTATAGAACCAGAAGAAGCGTTTGCATCTGATGTAAACTTTTTTGTAATGAGTGGGCTAGGTATAGGCTATGCTCAAACACCCACAGAAGAACCAGAACGTTACCCAATAGACAGAGTTACTATTTTAGAAAATGAAGTTCATTATGATACGTCAAATGTGATACCTGGTAATAAGTACTTTGGTGAAAGAGAAAAACCTCAGTTATCAGATATGAGTATTATTATCTAAATGAATTGCTTAGTATTAGGCATAGCATTATCAATGCACGTAGGTCTACAAGATGACTACAATCAGACACATCCATATTTAATGTGTGAGACTGGTGAAATAATAACTGGTGCATATTACAATAGTTTGGATAAAGTAAGTTTAGTAGCGGCAAAAGAGTATAGTTTGTCTGATGATTTGAAAGTAGACCTAGGCCTTGTTACAGGATATACATATGATGTTGTACCTATGTTCAGAGTTAGATACAAAGATTTTTTTATGATGCCTGCACTTGAAGACGATAGAGGTGGATTAGTTTTTGGAATACAGATTGATTTAAATTAACAATGGAGTGTAATACGTGACATTTGAAGACGCATATAGAAAATACGAAGAATTGACAATAGAACTAAGTCTAACAAATGAGCCAATGGAACTTGCAGGTGCTATGATGGGGCAAGCAATGAAGTTGTACAAAATGGTTCTCACACCTGATGAATTTGATGCACTAATGATAATAATTTCTAAAGCAAGTGAATTAGATGATACTTCATGGCCAGATGATGAAACACCGTCAGGAACAATTCACTAATGGAAAAGAAATGGAATGATTTTAGAAGTCAGTATATGGGTATTATTCAAAACCTAATAAACAATATTGATATTTGTAATCGAAGATACGCAGAAGAAGGTGACGAGGGTTATCTATCTGCAAGAAAAAAGTATATTGAAGAAGTAGAAGAACTTAAGACATTTATTGTAAAGAAAGAACTTGAACTGGGTTACTACAAAAAGGAGCCGAAAGATGAAAAATAAAAATAGAAAAGCAGTAATAGTTGAAGAGACACACTATGTTGTCAAAATGTATGAAGACGAAACATTGGTAGAAGAGCGACCAATTGTTGGTCATAGTAAACGTTACGCAGAAGATTGTGCTGAAAACTGGGAAAATGGAGTTATTAAGTAATGAAACGCAATTGGTTCAACAAGCATCTCTTAGACTACGGAACAGACCAAGATGAAGTTTCTGTTTTAAAGTTTATTAAGATATATTTTCTTCATTTCAAGTTAGCATTTAGAGAATTCATATTCTTGGCACATGCCGCCTTTGCGGCACTAGTACACACTTTATTCCCATTTTGGTATGGGTTTGAAATGATTGACTGGCAAATTGATATGCTAAAAAGATTGCATAAGAAGTTACCAGATTTAGAAGTTTGGAAACGTATAGAATTTAAAGATTAAAGAATAATGTTCGGTTCGTCTATCGGTTAGGACTCCAGGTTTTCATCCTGGCAAGAGGGGTTCGATTCCCCTACCGAATGCCACTAATAATAGGAGAGACTTCTCTCGGGCGAGGGAGACATACATATGCCAAGGAGCCCACTCAAATAACCTCCAGTGCTATCATGTCTCCCGCCAAACTTAAAAAACCCTAGAAAACCGCTAAAAACTTGACAAGATTTGAGTTTAGTGTTATACTTATTTTATAAGTTAATTAATTTAGGAGTTATTCCAGTATGAAATCGTTAGTATACAAGACAGAAACGCAATCAGTTTGTGACTTTCTTGGTAGAGATAACATAGATGCGGATCCACCGCACCAACGCCCTCAAATACAAGATAATAATAAACGTAAGGGCATCATTGAAGCGATGGTATCTGGAATAGATATTGGCGAGGTTAAGTTAAACCAAACTTCAGAGGACCCAGAAGAATTAGAAGTAATTGACGGGTCAAATAGATTACGTTCTATTAGGCAGTTTAGTGATAATAAGTTTTCTGTCTATGAAAAGACCTTTTCAGAGTTATCAAGTGAAGAACAAGATATATTTCTAAATTATCCTCTTCGATATATAATTTATGACAATTTATCACCACGAGACAAAGCATATCAGTTCCAAGCAACGAACAAAACAACTCAAGTAAACCACCAAGAAAAATTGAATTCATATGGTGTTGATTTGTTAGCATCTTTGGTACGAGAATGTGTGCGTACAATTCCAGGAACAGATACAGTTCCAGAAGCATTGTTTCAATCTAGTATTAACAGAAAAGGTGACAAGTTGAATTTCAGATTTTTTCAGTTTGATAATAATCAATTGAAAATTGAAGATGATGTGGCTCGTATTGCCTATCTTTGTAATTCAGATGAAGGTCTAATTGGACATGAAGATAAAAAGATGGAAAAATTCTATGATACTCATGGTCTTAATGAAAAAGAAATTAAATCACTTCAAAAGAAAATGAAAAAGGTATTTACGTTTGTTATGAAAAACGCAAACGCACGAATAGAAGGACCATGGGGATTAGGATTAAGTCGTTTAGAATTTAGAGCCTTGTATCGTTTATATTTTCATCTGAAAGATACCTACGGTGATTTTCACATTGAAGACTATGCAGAGTTCTTTACAGCCTTTAAACAAGGACACGATGCTTTCGCTGGTAGTATACCAACACGAAAAGAAATAGTAATTGATAAAAATGGTGTAGAAAAACTTGAATCTCAAGTATATACCAAAGCCTTAGGAAGCCACGAAAAATCTTGTGAGGTTGCAGTCACATACTTACTAGAAGAGTTTGATGTAGAGCAATATTTGACTAATTTGGATAACAAAAGAGTATTCTCACGTGATGAACAAGAAACTCAACTTCAACGTCAGGACTTCAAATGTTGGGTTGATGGTTTACCATTAGCAATGAATGAAGCAGAAGGTGGACACATCGTTTCGCACATCAAAGGTGGTAAAACTGATGCTGAGAACTTTCGTATGATGCGAAGAATTCACAATCGAAAGATGGGTAAGCAGAATGCTAGGGAATACAAAGAAAAGTTCCTAGAAGGTGCATAAAACTTGACAATTCTGTCAGGTGTGTTATAATAATTACATAATTAACAAAAAGGAATAGAACCATGGGTATGTCAAGTTACATTTTCGATAACGTAGATAAGTTCTGGGACATTGCAGAGGAAGTTGCCTCTAGGAATGAGACAGGCGAAATCAAAATAGATTTTGATGAATTTAGAAATCAAATGCTAAAACATGCTGACCTATTATCTGGTTCAGATTTAAGTGATGATGTTGAAGAAGCAATATATCAAGCATGGTCAGACAACCTTTAAGATACTATGAAAAGAAAAAAGAAGGTACATTTCTTGTATCATATAAAGGACGTAGGCTTTAAGATGCTAACTGAATCACAAGCAAGAAAGTATAAAGATAAACATGGCGATGTTATATGGAATGTTCATACAACATTAGATATTTTACCCGAATTACTACCGGAGACTTAAATGGATAATATTACGACATTAGATGCATTATACAAACGTGACTCAAAAGGTAAACTTAGAGTTTGGGAAGTACAATGGGGCTATACTGGTGATGTTGCTGGTACAAGAACTATTAGTGGACTTGTAGATGGCAAGAAAGTTGAATCAGGTTGGAATATCAGTGAAGCAAAGAATGTAGGTCGTGCAAACGCAACTACATCTATCACTCAAGCAGAAGCAGAGGCTAAATCTCAGTGGGATATTAAAGCAGAGAAAGAATACTTTAAAGACCCTAAAGATGTAGACACTTATGACAAGTTTAAGCCGATGTTAGCACACGACTACACAAAAACTAAAGTTCCTGTAACTGAGGGTTGGGTTCAGCCTAAACTTGATGGTATTCGTTGTATCGTAAACAAGAATGGTATGTGGACTAGAAGTGGTAAAGCAATTACAAGTTGCCCACATATTTGGGAGTCTTTGCAAGGTTTCATGGAGCAAAATCCACATTACATCTTAGATGGTGAATTATACAACCACGAACTAAAAGCAGATTTCAACAAAATCATTTCACTTGTGCGTAAAGTTAAGAGTACACCTAGTGATATTGAAGAAGCCGCAAGTCTTGTGCAGTATCACGTTTATGATATGTGTGATACATCTGCACCAGAAATGACTTTTGTTAATCGTATCAAACAAGCCTATTGGGCTAAGAACGATTATGTTCACATAGTAACAACTGATTTTTGTGAAACACAGGATGAACTTGATGAACTATACAGTGATTATATGACAAACGGTTATGAAGGACAAATGGTTCGTCAGAATAGTCCATATGAAAATAAACGTAGTAAGTCTTTACTAAAGCGTAAAGAGTTTATTACAGAAGAATATGATGTTGTAAGTGTAGAAGAAGGCCAAGGTAATTGGGCTGGTTATGCCAAACGATTTGTATTGAAACTGCCAAATGGTGCAGAGTTCGGTGCTGGTGTTAGAGGCAATCAAGCACAGTTAGAAGAACTCTGGAATTCAGACACAAAACCTACTTGGGCAACATTGCGTTATTTTGAAATGACACCAGACGGTGTTCCAAGATTTCCAGTAGTCATTGATTATGGCACTGGTGTAAGAGAAGATTAATTTAACAGAAAGAAGTTTTAATGACAAGTTTTATAATTGACTGGTATAATGTAATAATGGATAGTGAAAAGAATCCACTATCTAACATCAAAGATTTAAGAGTACGCCATATGGTGATGCAAATATTAGCATGGATGTGGTGTATTGTATTCACTGCTATGACAGGTACTTGGATGTATCTAGGTGCTAACATACTATTACATACATTACTATTAGGTGCTGTATGTATAACAGTAGCAACATTCGAAGCCGCTAAACGCAAACCACAAATATTCTATACATTGCGTGGTGATGGTGGTGAACATGAATAAAGTATTCTTTGCAATTATTGTTGGACTTTTACTAGCAATAGGCTTTAATCAACCGAATGAATACAGTTCAACCACAGATGAAAGTTTTGAAACAACTGAGTAAGGGAGTATTCAGGTGAGTATGCATTTATTAGGTCCTGGCATGACTACAACTAACTACAAAAAGAGAAAAAAGAAACCTCTTTCTGTAGCAAAAGAAAATCAACTTAAGATTGATTGGAAAAAGTACAATAAAGATTGTCGTAGGAAAAATATGCATGCCGCCCAGTTCGATACTTTTGATGATTATCGTAAATATGTTCGTGGTGAGTACAAAGCACCAAAGCAACGTCCAAACCCACTAAATAACTATCAAGCACCTAAAGTGCGTGAAACACAGGATTATCCAAGTTTGAGTAATACAATTTCTGCTCCTGCTGGTAAAAAAGAACCAATGAAATATACAGGTGAAAGAAAACTACTTGGTATTGCTACGATGCATAAGAGTAATATGGTTCCTGTGTTTGAAGACCAAAAAGAACAAGCAGTAGAAATAGCACAAATGAGGCGCTAGATGAACTTTAAAGATATATTATGGATGCCAATCGACCTTCCTGTCTTTGACATGAAAGATGAATTAGTGAATGACTTTAGCGTAGACTTTGTTGCAGACGCTAAAGATTATGATGTTCGTGGTCAACTATTTTTAGAACACTCTAATAATTATTCAATATCTAAAGTGAAAGAGGGTTTAACAAACTCTCAAAATCACTTGATAGATTATTGCAAAACAAATTTACCATTTACTGACTTAGTTAACATCAAAATTCATCATATCAAAACTACAGGAATGAAGTTACATATAGATTTTGGTGACCCAGAAAAGAACTTAGAACTATTCAAACACACAAATGAGCATGAGCCTTGTGGTTTTAGAATGATTGTAAAGGGAACTAAATCCGGCGATATGGTAGTTAGCACTAATGATAAAATCATTGTTCCTACAATGCCAGATGAAACAGATTGGTATGCTCTTAATTACACCGAAGGTTTACACGGTTCAAATCCAGCATCAACTGATATAGATGATAGATATGTTCTATTCTGTATGGGATGGATAGATAAAGATAAACACAAAGAACTTATAAATCGCAGTATTGACAAGTATAGCGATTTTATCGTAAAAAATTAAAGATTTTACCTAATATTAGCATCATATTTTAACATCCTCATAAATATTTTTTGAGAACTTATGAGTTTAAAAAATTAATGTAGCAACCTTCTCATTACGAGGTGCCAATGTACAGGGCAATAGCAAAGAGAGGACTACTAATCAGTTATACGAGGGTCGCTACCTCGAACTGTAAAATTAATTAATAAAAGACTTGTATATGTCTGTTAGATGGTGTATAATAAAAAGATATTAATACAACATTAGAAGGATATATCCATGTCGAACAAAGTAAATCTCCAGTCATATCAAAATTTCGTCCAAGCAGTGACTAGTGACGAAGCAAATGAACTCACCCCTTTTATTAATCGTTTAAACGAACTATCTGAAACTACTGGATGTAATATTCCATTATTCTTAAATAGTGCGATTGGCATGGCAGCCGAAGGTGGGGAATTTGCAGAAATCCCAAAGAAAGTATGTTTTCAAGGTAAGCCACTAGATGAAGACACTATCTTTCATGCGAAAAGGGAACTCGGTGATATTATTTGGTATTGGATGAATGCATGTCGTTCACTGAACTTAGACCCTAATGAAGTAATCGCAGAAAATGTAAATAAATTAGAATCACGTTATCCTGGTGGTTCATTTGATGTTCATTATAGTGAAAATAGACAAGACGGCGATTTATAAATACTATTATGTTTGAAATAGACGATTACGATAAATTATCAGAAGAAGAACTGGATGAGAAAATCCAAGATGTTCTAAAGAAAGTGGACATGGCGTATTCAATGGGTAATAACGAAGTTATGAACCAACTACTTTTTCATTTAGATAATTTAAAAATGGCATTAGGTGACAAACTTGAAAAGCAAAGATATGATGCAATTTCAGGTAAGTTGCCAGAGCAATTCAGTATAACTGATGATGAATTAGACGAGGACCCAGAAAAGAAATAATGGAAATAGCATATAGTACAGAAAGTTATTCTACTTACAAAGCAGAATTTAGTGCAACCTTAGTTCAAACAACTGCAATGTTAATGAGTGACATATTTGAAGTAGAGATTACATTTGGATGGTTATCACCCGATTATGCAAAAAGTAATGCGGCATTCTTAAAGATAAAATTCTTTATTGAACAGTTGATGCATCAATCTATATTGACCCATCCAACAGCAAAAATTGATATGGCAAATATAGAGAACAAAATTGTTATGTTGCCTCATCCACCATCAAATGATGTAATTGCTATGGTACTACATTCAAAACTTACTGCAATAGTCAGTGAGTATATAGAAATCATAACTGTGAAAGTTGGTAGTAAAGCAATCGACCCAGTTATTTCTTACACTCATGGCGATGATGAATATCCTGCTTTACCACCACTAAGTCAATGGGTAGCATCGGATGACTACTATTATGATGAACCATGGTGGCATAGAAACTCAACTGATACACAAGATTACGAAGAATATAAGAAATCAGACTTGACATCCGCACCGGATAGTGATACAATATTAGATGACCTAGAAAAAGCAATCCTAGGAGAACTAAAATTAGAAGAAGAAGGTGGAGAAGTAGTTGAAATCAGTGACTGGAAACCAGAAATCATTGAAGATTAATCGTAATATCGACCAATTTGGTAGAGTGATTTATGACGTATATGATTTGTACGACATGATTATGTCTGGTGCAGATATGTCTGCAATCAAAGAAGTCAGTTGGAATAGCGATTTTGACAAATACAACGAAGCCATCAAAAAGAACTACGTTGAAACCAATAAATTAGAGAAACTTGAGACTATACAACTTGACGTGGAAGAGTTCGATAGAATTAACCAAGAGAATTGGTTCATTCCTGATGAATATAAGACTTTAGATATAAAATCTTATGTTTTAGAGAGAACTCCCGCTCATGCAATTGATAGGGTTAACGAAGAACTAAATCTGTATGATAAATACAATATAATAGACGTACTTAAAGTATGCGTTTATATTATAGATACCCTAAGAAAAAATAATATCGTATGGGGTGTTGGTCGAGGCAGTAGTGTAGCAAGTTATGTGCTATATTTAATTGGTGTACATAAGGTCGATAGCATTAAATACGAGTTGGACATAAATGAGTTTTTGAGATAATATGAATAAGAATATAATCAAATTTCCAAATAGTAAAAGAAAACTGAGTGATGAAGAAGAAAAAATCATTCGGGTTTCTGCTAATTTGATTCACAATACTTATGTCAATAACAACCCATATATAAAGCCAAAAGAAATGACCGAAGAAACACTAAAAGAACTTATTCAAAATATTTTTGAATTAAACGAGGAGTAAAAATGGCAAACCGTAGAAGTATGCGTGGTGCATCAATTGATTTAGCAAAATTGATGGCTCGCCAAGAAAAAAATATTACTGTCGGCAATACTAAAACAAATGCCCGTGGTGACCAGTTGGGTAAAGGTGGTAGAATTGTAAAAACTGCTGATGAACTTGCAAGAGAACACTATAACAGAAACGACCCGAAAGCGGTTGTCCAAGGCGGCATTAAAATAGACGATGATACTCCTGAAATTCAGAACACTAGAGTACAGGAAGTAGAAAAGCCAGTAGAAGATGATTGGGTAGAACCAACCCCACCACCGGCAGAACCGAAACCTAAAGCAAAAGCAGTTGAAGAAGACGACCCTTGGGTTGAAGACAAAGATGGAAATTTTGTAAGAAAAAGTGAGCAGGAGCAACATGAACGAGTTTCAAAACCTACAAGTAAGAAGCAACAACCAGCAAAGAAAAACAAATAATATGAGTGAGACAATTAGACCTCTACACGATACTATTATCTTAACGAACCTAGAAGTAGGTGAAAGAAAGAGTGCAGGTGGTATCATAATTGCTGACGATGATGGCAAAGAACATGGCATCAGAGCCAGATGGGCACAAGTCTATGCAATTGGACCAGAACAGAACGATGTAAAAGTCGGTGAATGGGTACTGATGCAACATGGCAGATGGACACGTGGTCAAGACTTTGCACTCAAAGGTCAAAAGCCTTTTCGTTTTTGGAAAGCAGACCCTAAAGGTATTCTTGGTATCAGCACAGTTGGTAAACCAAAGAATATTGAAGTCGAAACTATCGTTGATACCGACTAGAAAAAACACCTAAAAACTTGACAAAACCTCGAATCAGTGTATACTATAAGTATAGTTAATCAATGAGAGGTTATAATATGTTTAGAATCCCTAGTTTTTACCAAGACAATCCAACTTTTGAAGATGCATGGAAAACAATCGCTTTTTGCGGTGACAATGATGCATTAGCAGGTATGGAATTTATGAACCGTAAATGGGAAGAGCATTGTTCATCAGAAGATGATGATGATACATTTTTTGAGAATTGGTCATACGAAGCAAATGCTTATAACGTAGTGTTTGCAAACATGAATAAACTTTTTGGAAAGGCGGCTTAAGATGATACGCATTTTTAATAGTGCTTACTATGAAGATACTGGCGCAGAACGTCTAATACCTTTAGAAGAGGCTGACATCATAGAACAGAGAATAGATGCAAAGGGTCGTCCTTTTATATTCTTTGAGCATAAAGATTATCCATTAGGTGGTCTTCGTGCCTGGTATGACGGAACTTATTGGCAATGTGATATGGATTAAAAACTTGACAACCACGCCAAATGTGTTATATTAATTAAGTAATCAGAGAGAAAGAGAATCACATGTCAAAATTAAGCAATGAAACAAGAATGGTCTTCGATTGTGAAACAACAAAAGCAATGGGTATCGCAGATGGCGAATACGAATTGCGTACTAACATGGCGGATTATCGTTCAGAAAGTGATGAATTTATTACGTTGCAATGGGCAACAGATAACAAAGTTAACGTAATCCAAGGAAATTGGGATGTTGATTCTGTTCTTAAAGCCTCAGAACATCTTATGGATGCTTGTGGATATCATGGCGTATATGTTGAACAACTAGATTATAACATAGAAAATAACTTTATTGAGTTAACTGTGGGTTCGTAAAAACTTGACAAAACCTAGAATCATGCTATAATGTATACATAAATGAGAAAAAATAGAGAGGTTAAATTGAAAGACGAAAAGATTATATTGACAGATTGTGACGGAGTTCTTCTCGCTTGGGAAGATGCATTCCACGATTGGATGAAGACTAAGGGCTTCACTAAAAAAGCAGAAGCGACTTATGATATTTCTACTACATTCGGTATTCCTAAGACTTTAGGTAAGAAGTTAGTTAAAGAATTTAATGAAAGTGCTTGGATGGGCTTCCTTCCTGCGTACAAAGATGCAAGAAGTGGTGTTGCCAAACTAGTTGAACATGGCTGGAAATTCATTGTGATTACTAGTTTAAGTTTAGATGTGAAAGCACAGATGCTACGAATTAGCAACTTGAAAAACATATTCGGTAAGAATGTCTTTATCGATGTTATCTGTTTAGACACAGGTGCTGACAAAGATGAAGAACTTGTAAAGTTTAAAGATTCTGGGTTGTACTGGATTGAAGATAAGCCAGAGAATGCAGAAGCAGGACTAAAATACGGGTTGAAGCCTATTGTTATTGAACATGAACATAACAAAGACCACAAAGCAGAGGGTATTGATTATGCTTATGACTGGGAAGAAATCTACAACATTATAGAAAGAGGTTAAAAATGAGTGATTTATATTTTGTGCAAGTAATTGCAGAAGACGGTGCTGTCTCACGTTGGGAAGCATTGGACAAAACTCAAGCAGACTTTGTTTACAATCAACAAGTTATCATTTATGGTGCTGAAAATTGCACTATCGGAAAATCTATGGACGCTTACACGCTATAGAAATCATATTGCTCTCGTGGTGGAATTGGTATACACAACAGACTTAAAATCTGTCGCCCTTAGGGCTTGGCGGTTCGAGTCCGCCCGAGAGTACCATCATTAGTTTCGCCTGTAGTTCAACGGTAGAACCTGCCGCTCATAACGGTTATGTTGTCAGTTCGAATCTGGCCGGGCGAACCAAAATTAAAAGGAGTATAGTATGAATGATTTAATCAGAGATATCGAAATCCTAGAAAGTGCAATTATTGCCTTTACTGAAGGTGCAAGTGATGAAAAACGGATGTCGTTAAATTCACTTGAGGGTTTAATTGCTGAAAAGAAAAGTATTATCAAAAGTTTTGAAGATACTTATAACGAAGAATAAGGAAGATTGGCTGAGTGGTCGAAAGCACCGGTTTACTAAACCGACGAAGAGGCAACTCTTCCTAGGGTTCGAATCCCTAATCTTCCGCCAAGGACCCGTTGGGTGGCGCCCAACTAGTATGCCGTTGGTGAGGCATATGAAGATGAAACTGTATCGCTACGGTAAATAAAATCACCCGATGCAAGTATGCCGGCAAGTGTTTGTCGTTAGTGTGAGTGAGGTGGAGCGTGTTGCTGAAATATTGCAACGTCAGTCACAAGGAAGAATTCCCTTGATTGACTTGAAAGCCTTGAAACCTACCACACATACACTCTAATTTTACTGCTCGTGGCTCAACTGGATAGAGCAACGGCCTTCTAAGCCGTAGGTTGCAGGTTCAAGTCCTGCCGAGCAGGCCAATACGGAGTATAGGCTAGTCTGGTAAGTCGCTACGTTTGGGACGTAGAAATCGTAGGTTCAAATCCTACTACTCCGACCAGTAAAAAGGGGAGCATGTTATTTGCTCCCCTTTGTCATCCCGTTTATTCGTCTTCGCCGTAAATTTCTAATATTTCTATCACTGCTGGATGCCTTTCTACATCTTGCATATCAAATTGTGAGATTGAAATGTGTGATAGTCTTTGTTCATCTTTTTCGAAGTGGTCAACTAATTGAATGAAGTCAGAAAGTCCGTTTTCTGAAAATCCGCGGTCATGTTGTTTTAAATCTCCCGTGACTATCATTTTTGTGTTGTTGCCTATTCTCGTTAATAACATCTTCATTTGCGATTTCGTTGCATTTTGCATTTCATCTGCAATAATCCATGAATCTTCAAACGTTCTGCCTCTCATGTAGGCTAAAGGTGCTATTTCTATGATATTCTCTAATAACATGTTTTCGATTTGAACTACCGTAAAATGTTTTTCGAATATATCAAATATTGGTCTTGTCCATGGCGCCATCTTTTCATTCAAGTCGCCTGGCAAAAAACCGTGTTGCTCATCAACCGACACTGCCGGTCTTGTTATTACTATTTTGGAGACCTCCCGTTCCATATATGCTTTAATACCCATTTGTGTACACAACAGAGTTTTACCGGTACCAGCAGGACCAATCGCAAATACGATATTTGTACTTGGGTCGGCTAACTGATAAAGGTAATCTTCCTGTGCAACATTTCTAGGTAAAATTGTAGGTGTTCTTTTACTATAAAGTGGTACGATATCATTGCTGTTATTGTATGCTTTATGATTGTTATTCTGTCTCTCAACACGTTTTTTTCGTGCCATATTGTTCCTCCTGATGAGGGATTTTCAGAAAGTAAACATCTCTGCTTACAAAGGTATTTAGCCAAGTAGTAATAGAATATACATAATATATAATTAAACGAGATAAAAATATTTCCGTTCTGGAAATGATAAATACATTTATAATTGTGGAGAAATACAAATATGGACGATATTAAGCAAAATGACATCATTGATAATCTAAGAAATGTTGATGGTAATGGCACTTTATTAGATATTCTATTAGAATTTGAACATATGCTCGAAGAACAGGGTATGTACGGATATGAGAATTGGAAACAAGGTGAAGTTGCTCAAGGTCCTAAATTGTCCAGATACTGGCTAAATGTTACTTTAATGTATCCATACCTAAAAATGCCTAATCCAAAAGCGAAAGCAAGATTAGAAAACATTGGGTGTGATGTTAAATTTAAGAAAGCAACATTAAAAACTCCAAGAACAGTTAAAAAACAAGAAGATTTGGACTCAAACAAAAAACCAAAGTTAGATTCAGAAGACGTTTGGTTAGTTGATATTTGGATGCCACGTAAATTTGTTGATGAAGCATTAACAGGTAAAGATGTAGTTGATGGCGACATCAATCAATCAGAATTATCTAATGCTTATGAAACTGGGTTAGATGATGAAACTAAACTTGGGCAGGATACATAATGAAATACGAAGAATTTAATGAAGGTGTAGAATACGGTGATTTAGTATCTTTAGTAGATAAGACTGTATCAGTTGGCGAGTTTAAACCTAAAACAGGTACAGAAGATGATGTTATTGTTATAGGATTTTATATCAAAGACGAAGCACCAGCACTAGACTTAGCAAAGTTTATTGAAAGAGGTGTAACATCTATATTAGATACTGAAGTTTCTCCAAACCCAAATGACGTTGGTATGTATATTGTATTTGTTGAAGTTGAGAACGAAGATTTAATGAACGTTACTATGAGTTTGATAAACGACATTCATGGATTAGTAAAAAATGATGAATGGGAAATTAAGTTCTATAAGCGTCCAGCAATTAAAGTAAAGGCAGAAGAAATTAAAGAATGGCTAAAGAAGAACCGTTAAAGTTCGAAGGTAAAGTAATTAAGATTCTTCCTGGCGACAAATTCGAGGTAAAACTCGATGGTGAAACCGAACATATGGTAAAATGTACATTGTCGGGTAAAATGCGTAAAAACAGTATCAAAGTTATCCTATGGGATAAAGTCTCAGTTGAAATGACCCCATATGATTTGAGCATGGGTAGAATCACTTTCCGACACAAATAAAAAAGAAAGAAAGTTATGATATTAGGTAAAATAAAATTGGTAATCATTATGGCCGCTATTACAGGAGTAGTAGGATTTGGTGCATGGAAATATTATCAATATACACAAGAGCAAATTGGCATCTATAGAGAAAATGCCGCTAAAGCAGAATTGGCACAGCAAGCCTCAGAAGCGGCTGTTAAGGCTATACAAAAAGACTTAGTAGAAGTACAGGCACAATATACTAGAGTGTCAGATGATTTTAAAGTTGCAAGTTCGAGGGTAAACAAATTAGAATCTAAACTAAGTGAACATGAACTTGGAGACTTGGCACAAGCAAAACCAAAATTAATTGAAAGAATAGTTGACAAAGGTACCAAAGATGTGTTAAGATGTTATGAGATACTAACTGGTTCACCACTAACTGAGAAAGAAATTGCGGTGACAAAGAAGTCACAAGCGAACACAACTTGTTCAGATGTGGCAAATCCTAATTATACGGGGCCAAGACCATGATTAAAGAAACATTATTAGCAGGAACACTAGCAGTAGTACTAAGTGGATGTTCTGCTACACTACCAAAAAAAGTTGATTACTCAGCAGAACCAGTAGAACGTCCATTACTTGTTTTGCCAGAATCTGAAATAGCGAATATGAAAGAAGTAGATTATCTCGTGGTTACAGAAGAAAACATTGATGAAGTTTGGAGAGAATTAGAAGCGTCTGGTAAACCTGTTGTATTATTTGCACTTACACACGAAGGTTATGAAGCGTTATCATTAAACAATGCTGAAGTGATTAGATACCTTTCTGAACAAAAAGCAATTCTTATTGCATATAAAGAATATTACGAAAAAGCCGACAAGGCAATCGAAGATGCGAATGTTATTTCTGAGGCAGAACAGGCACTTGATTCAAAGCCAAGTTCACTCTCAAAGATAAAATCATTCCTTAAATCAGATTAATTATGTCACCATTCAAGGTTCTAGGCATAACCAAATACTCCAGTGAAGATGAGATAAGAATTGCATATAAGCGATTGTTAATGAAACATCATCCAGACACAGGTGATGGCGACAGACAGAAACTTGATGATATTAGACAAGCATTTACAGATATTAAAAAGATACAATCAGACAGTGGCAGTATTATCACAGTCACATTGAATGTAAAAGTAAGTGAAGAAGAACTAGACGCAATGAGAGGGACTAAGTCTGGATTTAGAGATGATATATCTCCAGATATTCATTACATTGTTACAGTACCAAAGACCACTAGAATAGGTGACACAATTTTAGTAAAAAACATTATAAATAATACGAACTTGAAGATTAATTTTCTAAAGAGGACATAGATGGCAGAACAAGAACGAGATGGAAGTGTAGATAGAATTAGTATCACATTAGAGAGGGCAGTTCAATTTGCCAATTCTCTAACACACGAATACGTCACACTAGAACATTTATTATTTTCTATTTTAGAAGAATCAGATGTTAGTGACTTATTGACCGATATGCAAGTAAAAAGTGGTGCTATCGCAGAAGACGTTGAGAAATATCTGAAAGATAGAGAAGATATTACTGATATGTCAGCGGCAATGGATAGACGAGGACCTCGTAAGACTGCGGCGTTGAGTAGAGTATTTAATCGTGCTATCACTCAAGTTATCTTTAGTGGCAGAACTAAACTATTTTGTAGAGACGTATTAATTTCATTATTAAGTGAAACAGATTCTTATGCATATTTCTTCTTAGCCAAACATGGAGTAACAAGAGAAGGTGCTATCACAATTATTCAAAAAGAATTCTACACGTCTAAACCTGCTCAAACTGGTGACCCATCACAGACTGTCAAATTTGAAGACTTTTGTACAAATCTAAACGAAACTGCTAGTGAAGGTTTAATTGACCCGGTTATTGGTAGAGAAGAAGAACTAATTGAAATTACAGAAGTTCTAGCCAGACGTAAGAAGAACAATGTGATTATTGTAGGTGAACCAGGTGTTGGTAAAACAGCCATCGCCGAAGGTCTTGCATTAATGATTTCAGAAGGCACAGTTCCTAATATACTTGAAGACAAAACTGTATATTCTTTAGATGTTACAAGTCTTGTTGCTGGTACAAAGTATCGTGGTGAATTTGAAGAACGTGCTAAACTAGTATTCGACCAACTTGCTAAGAAAGACAATGTTATTTTGTTCATTGACGAAATTCATATGATTATGGGTGCTGGTTCAGCCGGTGGTTCAAACATTGATATCGCAAACTTATTGAAACCATTATTAGCAAGTGGTAAACTATTCTGTGTTGGTGCAACAACAAGCGAAGAATACAGAGAAAATTTCGAAAAAGACAGAGCATTACAAAGACGTTTTCAAAAAGTAGTAGTAGACCAACCAAGCAAAGAAACCACTAAACTAATTATTAAAGGTCTTAAACAATATTACGAAGCATTCCATGAACTTGAGTATACAGATGATTCGCTTGATATGGCAGTTGAATTAGCAGAACGTTACATGCATGGCAAATACAACCCAGATAGAGTTATTGATGTAATCGATATTGCTGGTGCAAGAGGCAAACTTCATGGTCACTCAGGTCCTATTACAAACAAAGAAATAGAAGAAGCGATTTCTAAGATAACTCGTATTCCTATGGATATGATTGACGCAAAAGAAAATAATAATTTTATTCATTTAGAAGACAACATTAAGAAAAAGTTATTTGGTCAAGATGGCGCAGTTGGCACATTAGTTGAAAGTATTCTAGTAAGTAAATCAGGCATGAGAGAACGCAATAAACCTGTTGGTTCATTCTTATTCGTTGGTCCAACTGGTACTGGTAAAACAGAACTATGTAGACAACTTGCAGATAACTTATCAATAAAACTTCGCAAGTATGATATGTCAGAATATATGGAACAACATTCTGTATCAAAACTTATCGGTGCTCCTCCAGGTTATGTCGGACACGCAGAAGGTGGTGCAGGTGCTGGACAACTTATCAATGATGTTGACGAAACACCAAACTGTATTGTTCTATTAGACGAAGTAGAGAAAGCACATCCAAGTGTAATGAATTTATTACTCCAAGTTATGGACGATGGTCGTTTGACTAGTTCAACTGGTAAAACAGCAGACTTTAGTAATGTAATTCTTATAATGACATCTAACTTAGGTGCGGCACAAAAGAATAAGAAAGCAATTGGTTTTAGTAACGACCATGACGATGCAAGTATGGTAGCAGTAAACAAGTTTTTCTCACCAGAATTTAGAAACAGACTAGATGCTACAGTTGAATTCGTAGCACTTGAAAGACATCATATTGATATGATTGTTGATAAGACTATTAACGAGATTAATGAGATGTTGAAAGATAAGAATGTAACTATTACACTATCTGATTCAGCCAGAACATGGTTAAGAAATAGAGGATATGTACCAGAGATGGGTGCTAGACCTTTACAGAGAGTGGTAAATGATTACATCAAAAAGCCAATATCAAAAGAGATTCTTTTTGGTAAACTAAAAGATGGCGGTAATGCTAAAATTCTGATTAATGAGAAAGATAACGTTGAGTTTTTATATACATAATGTACACTGAGACAGTAACAAAACTATTTTACAACTTATATCCTTATAGAATAACTTATCCTAGATTGGGCAATCTTCCACGATTTTACTATCGTGTAGAGAAACCAAGTGAACATTCTTGGATGATTAGGAAACAATGCCACGATTATTTAAAGAAAGAGTTCAAAGGTAGAATTAAGTTCAATAATGGATATCATACTCATGCTTATTTTCTGAAAAAAGAAGATTATTTAAAAGCAAAAGAAGAGTTTAAAGAGTTACACGTCAAATACACCGAACCATTATTTCCAGACTTAAAAGATATACTTGATAAGTTTGATTCCAATGTTGATTTACGAAAATCATTATATCTTAAGAAACACAGATACAAAGTAGAACTATTATACACAATAGGCACTTTTGCTGATGTGTGCGATGATATCAACGAAACATTCAAAGACAACACCAACTATGCAGTCTCAGGAAACATAAAGTCAGTAACTAAGCGTTTTGGCTACTATGGTTCATGGGCAACATACAGTATGTATTGTAAAGAACAAGTAGATGTGGAATACTTCACATTTATGTTTGGTGAGAACATAAAATCAATTTCCAAAGCAGTCCTAATAAGTGAATTAGATAAATAAGAGAAGAAGAAGATTCTTTAACTACTAATACAACTTAAGAGGGAAGGCATATGGCTCGTAAAACAACTACTCTATTACCACTAACAGGCGCTACTTCATTAGACACTATAGGTGATGCAGTACCAGGTGATTCATATTATGGTTACACAGATGGTGTTCATACAGTAGCAGTCTATGGCAACAACCTAAAAGGTCGCATCAAAATTCAAGGAACATTAGCAACTACACCAACAGAAGATGATTGGTTTGACATTCTTCTTGCCGGTTTACCATATAAAGATTATGATAACTTTACTGGTGTAGATGGCTTTACTTTTGTTGCTAACTTAGTATATTTAAGAGCAAAATTAGACAGAACATCATTAGGTATAACAGACTACAGTACAGCAGGATTTGTAGGGAAGATTTACCTGAATTACTAATAGGGAATAGACATGAGTATAAACGCACAACCATTTCAGCCACAGTTCAAACTTATTGGCAATTTAGCAGAAGACCAAGTACTAGTATACGACCAAAGCGAAGGCGCATTTGTCAACTCGGCAGGTGCTGGTGGTGGCGGAGCGGCTGGATTTACAGCAATCGAAAATGTCGGCTCAACAGGAACTGCAATACATTACGGTGAAGCAGGAACAACACTCCAACTTAAAAAATTAATTGGTGGCGATAATCTTACTATTACCGATAACGGTACTGGCGGATTAATATTAGCGGCAACAAATACAGACACAATCCAAGATGGTACTAACTTAGGTACAGGTACTGCATTATTTCACTCTAAAGATTCCACATCACATGCTCTACAATTTAAGAGTTTGGCAGTAGGTGCAGGTCTTACATTAACAGATAACGGTAATGGAACAATTACACTTGTTAACACAGTATCAGGTGGTGGTTCAGCAGGTGCTGATGGTACATTAAGCAACTTATCAGATGTTGCAACAGCAAGAACAAATTTAGATGTATTTTCTAAAGCAGAAGGTGATGCAAGATACCACGATAAATTCTCAAACTTCTTACCTTCAGCAAATAACGTATATGACGTAGGTTCACCATCATTTAAATTTAATGATATATACGCTGAAACATTCCAAGGTACTGCCGTATTAGCAGAAAACTTAGCAATAAGTGGTACTGCCGGTCAAGTATTAACATATAACGGTTCAGCATGGGTAGCCGCAGACAACACCGGCGGTGGCGGTGGTGGTGGCGGTGGCAGTGTCCCACAATCATTATCAATATCTGGTTCTGATTTAACAATTTCAAGTGGCAACACAGTAGACTTATCTACTCTGCCAGGTTTAGGTTTTAATGGAACGTTTACTGCATTAACTGGAAAGCCAACAACGATTGCAGGTTATGGAATTACTGATGCATTAGCATTAGGCACAACTAGTACAACTGCACTTGCTGGTAACACTGTAATACCAACAGCAGTAAGTCAATTAACTAATGACTCAAATTATTTAACGAGCGTACCAGCACAAACTTTCGCTTCAATAACAGGCAAGCCAACAACATTAGCAGGATATGGAATTACTGATGGCGGTGGTTCATATGCAAATAGTAATGTTGATACACATTTAAATGTAAGTAGTGCAACTGCTAACCAAGTATTAAAATGGACTGGCACAGATTACGCATGGGTTACATCAACTGATAGTGACACAACATATACTGCCGGTACTGGACTAACATTATCAGGCACAGAATTCTCATTGACATCTGGTCACTTTGATGGAGACTATAATAGTCTATCAAACAAACCAAATCTATTTGATGGAACATACTCATCATTAAGTGGTAAGCCAACATTATTCTCTGGCTCATATAATGACTTGTCAGCGAAGCCGACATTATTTGATGGTGCATACTCATCATTATCTGGTAGACCAACATTATTTGATGGAGCATATTCATCACTAACAGGTAAACCTACAACACTCGCTGGTTATGGAATTACAGATTCATTTGATAATGCCGATATTGACACACATTTAAATGTAAGTGGTGCAACTACAAATCAGATGCTAAAATGGACAGGTACTGATTATGCATGGGTTACATCTACAGACAGTGACACAACTTATACTGCTGGTTCAGGACTAACATTAACAGGCACAGTGTTCTCATTAACTGGTGGTGCAGTAACGCCATCAAGTGCAACAGCATTCACAAATAAGACTGGTAACATTAGTCAATGGACTAACGATGCAGGCTACTTGACTTCAGAAACAGACTCACAAACATTATCACTTTCTGGCACAACATTATCAATCTCAACTGGTAATAATGTTGACTTAGGTGCATTGACACTTGACGATTTTGCAGATGTGACAATTTCATCAGTTTCAGATGGACAGTTCTTAACATACAATAATAGTTCAGGTGATTGGACAAACTCAACAGTTTCTATTCCAACACTTACAAGTCAATTAACAAACGATGCTGGCTTCATAACTTCAGCAAGTACATATGATAACAGTGATGTAGATGCACACTTAAATCAATCTAACCCAACAAGTGGTTATGTACTAAGTTGGAATGGTTCAGATTACGCATGGGTTTCAAACGGTGCCTCAGGTGCCCATTATACAGATACAGACGCAAGGGCTGCCTTCTCAGCAACTACGGGATTATCATACAATAGTGGAACAGGTGTATTCTCACTGAATGCACAACTAGAGAATTTATCAGATGTAAGTTCTACTGCACCTTCAACAGGACAAGTTTTAAAATGGAACGGTTCTACATGGACACCAAGTGCTGATGAAAATGATGATACAATTTATACATCATTCAATACAGATTTTGATACAAGACTTTCAAGTAAATCAACAACTAATCTAAGTGAAGGCACAAACAAATACTTCACAGACACAAGAGTTAGAAATGCAATTAGTGTTGCAGGTGACTTATCATATAATGCTTCAACTGGTGTTATATCTTTCACAGAAACTGATAACTATGATAATGCCGATGTTGATACACACTTAAACTCAGGTTCAGCAACTACAGGACAAATATTAAGTTGGAATGGTTCAGACTATGACTGGATTGCAAACTCAGGAACACCGGCGTGGTCAGCAGTAACAAACAAGCCTACAACAATTTCAGGATTTGGTATCACAGATGCATTTGATGGAGCATATTCATCACTATCTGGCAGACCAACATTACCTACAAACGTAAGTGATTTAACTAACGATAGTGGTTTCTTAACATCAGTTCCAGCACAGACTTTCGCTTCATTGACTGGTAAGCCAACGACAATCGCTGGATACGGAATTACAGATTCTGTAACACCAACTAGTTCACATACATTTACAAATAAATCTGGTAACATTAGTCAATGGACTAATGATAGTGGTTACTTAACTTCGGTACCAGCACAATCATTTGCTTCAATAACAGGTAAACCATCAACACTCGCTGGTTATGGAATTACAGATAGTTTCTTCTCTGGTGCATACGCAGACTTATCAGGCAAACCAACATTATTTGATGGAGCATATTCATCATTGTCTGGTGCTCCTACAATGTATGCAAATAGTGATGTTGACTCTCATCTAAATCAAAGTAATCCAACAAGTGGATATGTTCTTTCTTGGAACGGTTCAGATTATGCTTGGGTTGCCCAGTCTGGTGGCGGTGCTGGTGGTGATAAGATTGAAGAAGGCAACTCTAGTGTAGAAGTAATAGATGGCGGTGCAGATGGTCGTGTTGTATTTGAAACTAACGGCACTGACAGATGGCAAATTTCTAATTCTGGACATATTTTACCAGAATCAAATGCAACATATGATTTAGGCAGTAACGCTAATCGTGCCAGAAATGTATATTTAAATACTTCATTGTATATTGGTACAGATATAGTTGCAGTAAGTGGTGGCAAATTAACATTCAATGGCAGTGATGTACAAGATTATGATAATCTTTCAAACAAACCAGATACAAATTCAGCAGGCACAGGCATCCAAATCAATTCAGGTGTAATTTCATTAAATTCAACATTAAGTGGATTGTCAGATGTTTCAACATCATCACCAAGCACAGGACAAGTTCTAAAATGGAATGGTTCAGCATGGGCACCGGGAACTGATGTAGCGTCAGGTACTGCGGCAATGAATGATTTGACTGATGTTAGTACTTCAGGCATATCAAGTGGTGATGTTTTATCTTGGAATGGTTCAGCATTTGTGGCAACAACTCCATCAAGTGGCGGTGCTTCAGCGATTAATGACTTATCAGATGTAGATACAACAACAAATACACCATCAAATGGTGATGTTCTAACTTGGGTACAAGCAGATAGTGAATGGGCTCCAGCCGCACCTTCAGGTGGCGGTGGTGGTGGTTCTGGTGCTACAATTGAATACTTTAAATTGAACTACGCAACAAACGGAAACTTATCATCAATTTCAAATGCCACATCAGGCGTTAGTGCAACTATTGTATCAGCAACAGGTGGTGATGTAGAAGTATCATTCAGTTCAACAAATTATCCACCAGCAGGTATAATGATTTACGGTTATGCATATTCTGCCAATGAGTATAATATTAAAAACGCACATGCTGACATGAATACAAGAAAAATGTCAGGTGGTGGTTCGGCAGGAAGTCCAATAGCATTTGGCACAATGGGCTCAGTAGATATAACACTAGACCTTAGAGAGGCATCAACGGGTGCAGGAAGAAGTTTCGGAACAACTACACATGCTTGGGTGATGTTTACAACAGTTTAAAAGGTAAGAATTAAATGGCAATCAATAAGACAAGTGCGATAGATTTAAATGTACCAGCCAAGGTAATACCTGTTTCTGTCTCTGCAAGGGTAACAGATGCATTATGGAACTACGATGATGGACTAGGCGACTTATGGTGGTCAGGCGGTTCTCAGCCAAAAGCATATAGATGGCAACTAACTATGACTGTAACAACAGTTAATCATGGTTCGCACTTAACAAGAACACCTAAGAAATTTGATGGATTTGATATCGTAGTTGGTGATTATATTGCTGGTGCAACTGATGGTCGTGCTTTGCAGATTGTTAGTATTACATCTAAAACAGCAACCTCTTGTGTATGTTTAGTCGAAGATAGATTAAGATATAACACATTTAGAAGTTCCGCTGGTAATGGTATCTTTACAGTTCCGGGCAACGCAGTTATATTCCAAATTAACGAAAATGGTCATCCTATGATTGACCCGTTACCAGTTGGTATCGTATCAAGTGACTTTTATGCAAACGTAAACTCTCGTTTTCAGTATCTAAATCCACAAATGAACTATATGTTAGACCAAGTAGCACATGGTTTCGAACAAGGCGATGTGGTTGCAATTGACCATAACACTAACGTATTTGAATTAGCCGATGCGGCTAACATTGAAAGATTAGTTGGTACAGTAACACACGCTGGTCCTGGACCAAATAAATTCCTCGTAAGACCAGCAAATGGTATCGTTGACTTCGTTCCAGGTTTGCCAGGAAATCCAGGTGACTTTGTTTATCCAAAAACAGACAACTCTGGTGATTTAACACTAACAGATACTGGTGTTGCAATATTCTTAAAATTAACAAATGCTATTCCTAGTGTATCCAGAGGTACGGTTACTGATGGTACTGCTAGTGCGGCTGATAAATTAGAAATTAATGAAACTGATGTTTTGTTCACAACAAATTCTGGTGGTACTGTTTCGATAAACAATGCGGTAACTGATATCAATGCAACAACATCTTCACATGGCGTAGTAGCATCTTCGACTCCAGCACCAAATACAATTACAAGTGATGCGGCAACTCACGGTTCTGCTTACGGTCTTGTTGGTGGTTTCCCACCATTTAGTGCAAGTATTAACGGAACAACAGTAAACTTCTCAACTACAACTGCTGGTCAAGCCGCTTACTCTATGGCTGTTGCTATTGCGGAAGATATGGCAGATGATATTAATTCGGTAGGTATTGCAAATGTTACAGCAACACATGTAAGTGGTAATCTAGTAATTACACATTCACTAGGTAATGCGTTTACTATTGTAAATGGAACATCAGATACTAATGGTAACGACTTTGCAGGTACAGCCTCAATCGCATCATTAGGTACATCATATAATGCGGCATCAGGTGCAACTCTTAAGTTAACACGTTCTGACGGTGGTGAAATTATTCTTACTGATAAAGTTGGTACACCTACAGTAGATTTCGGTATCATGTCAGGTCACTCTGGTTCATATGCACTAGGTCTAAATGTTGAAAAAGGTATTCGTAGCGGTGGTGGTATTACAGTTGTTGCAAACATGGCTGCCAGAAATGCAATGAATCCTCTTACAGGTGACCAAGCACACGTATTAGACACAGGCGAAGGTGAATGGGCATTGTATCTATATTCAGGTTCTGCATGGACATTGATTGCTAACGAAGATAGTGCGGCAACAGATGCCAACTCATTATCACACACATTTACCACTCCAGTCGGTGGATTTGGTAACACATCAACAATCGTTCTTGGTAGAGTTAGTAGTAACTCAAGGATATTAAGTGTTCTAGTAGAATGTACTACTGCTATAGCCGGTCACTCTGGCGGAACACCATCATTAATCGTTGGTGTACAATCAGATACTGATAGATTTATGGCTGATTATGAAAATGACATCGAAACAATTGGTTCATATGTAACAAATCCAGATTATCATTACGCTGGTGCAACTGAACTAGAAATCAAATGTGCCTTTGCTCACTACGGTGCTACATCTGGCGATTTGAAAGTCACAGTAACCTACGTTTAACTCTTTTACAAATTCTCACAATTAGAAACAGATTGTTTCATAGAGAATCAAACTATTCGTATTTTTAAAAGATAAATACATATAGAAAAGTAATCGAGTATAAGACATGAAAACAAAAACAGCACACTGGCTTCACATAGCACCAGAATATTTTAGCAGATGGAGACTCTTTCCTAGAGCATTTATCTCTATGTACATCTATCTTTTATATGATGTAGTTCAATGGTTTATGCTATTACCAGAGCCAAACTCCCAACAAGCAGGTTTAGTATCAGTCCTAGTAGGTTCTGGTGCGGCATGGTTTGGTTTGTATGTAAATTCTAGTTCAACTAAGTACGAAGAACTTCAAGTTACAAGCACAACTATGAAAACTTCAGATAAGCGAGAAAACCAAGTACAGTAAGATGAATAAAAGTAATTTTAAATATCATATTAGACTGAAAATGACAGAAGAGTTACCAAAGACAGATGTCCGAGGTATCATAACTGTTCTTAAAAAAGCAGTAGTAAATATTTTTCAGCCATTAGAGGATGGTACAGCCGTGATTTATCATTTAGGTAATGAAGCATTGTATGAACACATATATGATTTTAGATTAAATCGAGGTGTATCAGAAGAAGAAGCAGAGGTCATTCTTGGTCTTATAACAGACTGGACAGAAAAAGACTTTATAATGGAAATTACAACTACAGACACTTACGATTTGCCAGAAGGTGAAACAGAAGTCGATTTAACTGCTATGAAACATAACAGATGGATGACAGAAAAAGTAGAAAATGGTTGGAGATATGGCTTACAATTCAACGAAGAAGACAAAACAGACCCACGATTACGCCCTTACGACCAACTAACAGATAAACTGAAAAATATATCAGAAAATGGTTGACTTCTTGGTACAGGTACTGTATTATATAAGAACAAATAGGTAGAAATTTATGTCAGGAACAAAAAGATTATATAATTTAGATGAAAAGAACTATTTCAAGTTCTTTGGTATTGAAGAAAAGCAAGGAACTAGTATCCGAAGCCTTTCTACGCACTACAAAAAGATTCTAAACTTATTAAAAGACGATAATTCATTTATCGGGAGAGACCACAAAGAGTTCGCACACCGAGCCTTTAATACATTGGTCGACCCAATCTTACGTGCAAGATACATTTTAGAAACCAATGGTCACGAATGGGATTTTAGAGACGGTACAACACCAGAAGACTTGAGTTTTATTTCTGATTTGAGAGTTCAACTTACTAGAGCAAACTTACAATATGAACTTGAGAATTTCATTTTTGAACTGAAAGGACATACTAACTTTATCATAGAACAGATTGAAGAAAGTATTGATGTTTACAGTAATTATAAAACAGCCATTGGGCTGATTAATCGATTTTACGAGATATCTCATCTACATGAAGAGGCATCAGGTAAAAAATACGAAGTAGAACAAGGAATACACCACGGTGTGTTCGACCACTAGAGAGGAAGTAAAATGATTTTTACAGAGAATGCGGCTGAACGTGTTAAGGAAATTATTGCAGAAGACCAAGAAGAAGTACAAGCACTTAGAGTATTTGTACAAGGTGGTGGATGCCACGGTTTTAGTTATGGATTTGGTTTTGAAAATGATATCGCAGATGATGATACTGTTATTGAAACCAGTGAAGTGAAATTAGTAGTTGATAGCATGAGCATCATGTATCTTTCAGAAGCAACTATTGATTTTGTTAGAAGCCTAGAAGGCGAACGTTTTACAATCGACAACCCATCAGCAAGAACATCTTGTGGGTGTGGTTCAAGTTTTTCAGCATAGGAGTAACATGTCAATTGAACAAGAAATAATGGAAGTCGTAGCGAAGCGATTAAAGTGGAATGAAAACGACTTGTCATTAGAATCAAATCTGAAAGAAGATTTAAAAGCAGATAGCATCGATTCAGTAGAGGTGCTATTTGAAATCGAAGAAATGTACGACATTGTAATAGAAGACGAACTGGCAGAAGACATTAATACTGTTGGTGACATCGTAAATGTTGTAAATTCACTACAAAATACATAAAATAACCAATTTTTTTATAAAATAAACAAAATATAGGTTGACTTTTGTATAAATAACATGTTATAATTAATAATATTGATTGAGGTTATCATGCTTAAGGGCGTGGTATACTCGGTTTATTGTTTATGAGAAAGATTCCTCTCATACAAAAAAGGAATCAAACTAATGTATTTCAAATAACTATAGGAGAATTATGAATACTTTATTGAGAACCGCAATTGTGGGTACGGCATTGTTAGCAACGCCATTCGCCGCATTTGCCGAAGCAGAAGCAGAAACGCAATCAGGCGTCTCAGTTTCTGGTACATACGAAGGTACTGCTACCGATTCGGGTACATACACACAAGAACTTGAAGTTGTGGTTGGTATGAACTCTGAGGCTGGTTCAGTTACAGCGAAAGTTGATGAAACTGGAACTGTAGGTGATTTGTACCTTGACACATCAATTTCTTCAATTGACCTTAGACTTGGTAAAGTAGATGGTGAAATGGGAATGAAAGCGTCTACTACAGTCGCTGGTGTCACAGTTTCAGCATACAGCCCATCTGGCGCAGGAAAATCTACAGAGATTGGCGCTAGTACAGATATTGGTCCGTTAAGCATTGCAGGTGAAGACATCTTAGATTCAGATAGACTTCTAAGTGCAGGCATGAACGTAGCAGGAGTTGACTTAGGTGGTTCATACCAAAAGACAGCAACTGGCACTAACCAAATCATGGACGCTGGTTTAGACATCATGGATGTTACAGTATCAGTAGCAAACGCATCAATCGGTGATGCAAGTGTTACTAAAACTGGTGATAACAAACATGCAGTGTTAGGTACAATGACAGGTGCTACAAACGGCACAGATGTTAGAGGTATCAAACTTGCCTATGGTGACCTTTCTGTAAAAGTAGTTGAACTAAATGCTACTAACACATATACTGCCGCTTTAGAGCGTGGTATTATGACGTATCAATATGAAAAAATTGAAAACGGTGCAGACGAGGTTTCAGTTGGAGTTAAGTTTACTTTCTAATGTTTATTATTTAAACAGTAATGAAACTATAAAGCCCGTCTTAATGACGGGCTTTTTTGTTTGGCGTTAATTAGATAAATACTTGTTAGACAAATACAAAAGCACAATGGGAGAGTAAACCATGACTAAATCATTTTTACAATGGTGGCTATTTTTCGTCCTTCAATTAATAATTCTAGGCGCAGGATATACCTACGACTTACACACATACATATTAAACAATGACCAAACGTATATCAGTTTCGTTTTACTTGGTATCTGGTTACTTACGAGTGTTAGAATTGGTTATAAGATGGGTAGAAATATAAAATCATCGAATGAAAAGTTTTGGTTCATTGCCGAAACTTGTATGGCAATTGGTATGATGGGAACAGTTTTAGGTTTCATCTTAATGCTAGGTGGTTCAAATCTCGAATCTATAGACCCAACTGATGTAGAAGGTATGAAAAACGTAATCGGTCAATTAGCAAAAGGTATGGCAACTGCATTATTAACAACTCTAACAGGATTAATTGTTTCAGTTTCTTTAAGAACGCAATTAATGATTGGAGAGGGTGAATAAATGTCTAACCGATACGGTTCTAACCTATCGTTCAATGATGTATTGTTTAACGCACTTTTAGGTTTTGTAGTTTTATTCGTATTAGCACTTCTGCTAATCAATCCAATTACAAAGAAATCAGATATTCCAGCAAAAGCAGAGATTCTCATTACATTAGAATGGGATGATGAAGTAGGTGATGATATAGATATCTGGGTACAAGGTCCAACAGGCGTACCAATATCTTTTCAAAACAAAACAAATGGAGTTATGCACCTAGATAGAGATGATTTAGGCAAAACATCAGACTATATGTGGATAGATGGCGAAAGAATAATTATAAAGTTGAATCGTGAGGTTGTAAGTATGCGTGGCATAGCACCAGGTGATTACTATATCAACATACATGTGTATAGTAAGAACAGTAAAACTGGCCCAACTAAATATACATTGACACTACTAGATGTTAACCCTTATAGAGAGGTTTATGTTATGCAAGGCAAGTTGAATAAACGAGGTGAAATAGTTAGACTTCCAGGTTTTACACTAGATGAAGAAGGTGTAGTAACTGATGTTTGGACAAGTGACAAGATTGTAGTGGGTGCTAAAAACAGAACGCTTATAAGTGATGTTTCTGGAACAAACGAGGATGGCAACTAAGGAGATTATGGATGTTTTGGACTGAATTCACTGTTGATACGTTAATTTTATTATATGTACTAGGATTATTTGCACTAATTTTGGTATGTTTATATGCATTAATTCAAAGCAAAGCAAACAAACTATACACTTTCATTATTATTCCATTAGCACTTATAATGGCAAGTATGACTTGGCAAGGTATTAAAGTTTTACAAGGTATGCCAGTTTATGGATTACCAGAAAAAGAAGTAGAAGTTATGTGGGTAAACGACAATAAGCCATGGATATACGTTATATTGAAGAAAGATGGAGTTCCAGTTTTATATAAAATTGATTGGACTGAAGAGAATAAAAAGAAGATGAAAGAATTAGAGAAAATGATTGGTTCATCTATGGCTCAAGGAAAGTTTGAAGAGACAAAATCAAACAGCGGTGAATCAAATTCGTATGTGTTCACTCCTATGATGGACTTGACTGAACCTGAAGAGAAACGCCAAGACGGTGACGGTGTGGAATACACACCTGCACAAAGTATTAATACTAGTCCTAACAGACCTAGTTTAGAAACTGTTGTTGATGGCGAAGCAGTGATATTATCACCAACAGTTTATGGTCCATTGACAGCAGAACAATCAGGACCTTAATAGAGGAGAGAGAAAATGGAAGGTATAGGAGCAGTATTAGTAATAGGACATTTTGTAATATCGATATTTAATGTACCACTAGGCAATCCAGTTATTTACTCGTTGCCCTTTTCAGATATGAAAACATGTGAGCAATATGCAGAGTATTTGCCACCAGAGCCGATTAAACTAAACATAGAGTGGAATCATTCAACTAAAAGTCAATGTATGACCACTGGTCAATTTAAAAAGATGATGGAAGCAAGGGGAGTTCAAAAGCCAGCAACAGGCACACCTGAGAAATAAGGATTATTATGAGAAAACTATTAGATTACATAAAAGAGTCATTCATTGGAAGAACAATACGTTGGATATTTAAAAATCCTTACTTTGTTGTAGTCATAGTTTTACTTGGGGTAGTAGGACAAGACAAAGGCGTTCAGTGGTACAATGATTACATGGTATTATACGAAGAAGCAAATAACAAAATTGAAGAAGAAGAGAATACAGGCGGCTTAGAATTAACAAAGATTGATGATGCGTTATACACGTTAATAGGTACAGTAAAAGAAGGTGACTGTGGCAAGATTGCAAAAGAAATGCCAGACGAAGGCTGGTTTACTGTAATATTAGAAAGTCCAGGTGGCAATCTCGCAGATGGTTCTTGTCTTGCGGCACATATGAAACTTCGTAATGTTGTTACTGTTGTTAGAAGTACACCAGTTATGAATGAACTTGGCGAAATGATTTATACACCAGGAACAAACGTTGACGAAAATACACCAGACTTTATGAAAGGTAAATCAGTTTGTGCATCAGCATGTGGTTTGATGTTCTTAGCAGGTGATAAACGATATCTAATGGGTGATGTTTACTTTGGTATTCATGGTCCAGGAACACCACCAGGTAGTATGAATGGTGCAAATCCTGCGGCTATAGAAAGTTCTGCATTTAGAACAGCATCATCATTGTTACAGTTGTTGAAATCTTTAGGTGTTGAAGACGAAGGTTTAAGAATGTTATTCATTCAAATTCCAAACGCAACAATGTATTGGTTGCATCCACGAGACTTTGAAGTTAAGCCAGGACTAGTTAGAATAGCAACAGACTATAGAGATTTCTTTGGCACTACAGGCAGTGACCCAGAAGGTGGCATGAGATGACTATAAAAGATAAGTTGATGATGGTATTTGTTACCATACTCGTTGCAGGATACATAGTCTATCTAAATTGATAAATACAGTATACGATTAAATTCGTATATAAATTTAATCAATTAGAGGTGACATATGTTAAAATCATTTTTTCTAACAAAGGAATACGGAGCATATGCATGGCTAATGTTAGCGTTTCTTTTGAGTTTGATTTGGTACAACGTAGAAATATTAGTTTTCTACAATAGTTGGAACAAAGAAATCTATGACGTAATTCAATCACTACAAGAAGAAAGATTCTGGGAACTGTTTCTGGGATGGGACGCTGGTAGATTTTTGAATTTCATTACTTTGACTGAGGGAGTACAACCATCCTTTGTTGAAATCATAGTCCTATATACTCCAATCGCAGTATACGCCACATGGCAAACACAACGATACTGTTTTAGATGGCGAGAAGCAAACACTAAACACTATATGACACGTTGGGAAAACTCAACAGCACAAATAGAAGGTGGCTCACAGCGTATACAAGAAGACTTAATGATTTTTGGTAAGACACTTCAAGGACTCTTCACTGGTTTCTTCAGTGCGATACTTATTCTTTTTGCGTTTCTTCCAATTCTATGGAATCTATCAGAGAGTTTACCAGTTTGGAATGGACAAATCATTCCTGGTTTCTTAGTATGGGTAGCATTATCTGTATCAATTGGTGGTACATTGATATCACTTCTATTAGGTTGGAAACTACCTAAACTTGAATATAACAATCAGGTAGTAGAAGCCAAGATGAGAAAGCAACTAGTACATTCAGAAGATGACTTTAGTGCAAGAGCAACATCAACACTATTTCCAATGTTTTATTCAGTTCGTAGAAACTACTATAGACTATTCAACTGGTACATGGGATTTGGTGTATGGCAAACAGCATTCGGATTATGTGTAGGTAACTTAGCACTAGTTGTTTTAGCACCAGCATACTTTGACCAGTTAATTACACTTGGTGTATTATTTCAAGTTCTAAACGCATTTGGTAGAGTTGAAAGTTCAATGGGTTATTTCATCGATAGATGGACAACAATCGTTGACTTCTTATCAGTCATTAGACGTTTGAGAGAATTTAACGTGGCACTTGACGAAGCAGACAGTGTTACTTTTGATGATGATGGAAATAGAATCTAATGTGTTCACAAGGAAAAGAAAGCAATGTTGATGGGTAACAAAGCAGTTATAATCTGGAGATGGTCCGCATTGGTTGTGTACTTGACTATCTGTCTGTATGACTTTGTTCTCGTTCCTGTTTATATGTCAATGCAAGTTCCATACCTAGAAGTGTTTGTTGATATCATTAACAGATTGCCTGACGACCCATTAGTTAGATTAGATATGATGAAAATTATGACTGGCACACACTCACCATATACATTGATGGGTGGTGGAATATTCCACTTGGCATTTGGTGCATTGCTAACAGGTACTGCAATGGGCATCAACAAAGACGAAAAGAAGTAAAGTACTAATAAAACTTAACTACACACTATATATAGTACGGTTTTCTCTTAAATAATACTAGAGAGTAGTGTTTTAAGGAGAATAGGTATGAAATTCTTATACGTTGATGTTGACAATCGAAAGGTTGTTGGCTTATTCAGAAATAGCAACGAGGAAATTATAAAACTCAATATAAGAGAGTTACAGATATTAACACAGAAAGAGCGTTATATTCTTAATTCAAATATATTACCAGAGTTATTAGAGGCACTCAAGGCTATGGGTCAATATAAAAAAGCAAGGCGTCCTCGATGGATGAGATTATTTTGGTTTTTAAAATGACTTATTAATCCCGCTTTATGCGGGATTTTTATTACTTGACTTTTATATCTACATACTTTAAAATGATAAATACAATTAGAAATAATTTATTTGTGAGACAATTGTATGAACTTAAAAGATATACTAGAGGCAGAGAGCAAACAACTGGTTATTATATATCCTGGTCGCTTTCACCCGTTCCACATTGGACACGGTAAAGTATACAAATACTTGAAGCAGAAGTATAGCAATGCAAAAGTATTCATTGCTACCTCTGGCAAAGTAGATGGCGACAGGTCACCTTTCACTTTCGATGAGAAGAAAAAGATGATGATGTTGGCTGGTGTTGATGCTAGTGCTATCGTTCAAACAAAATCTCCATACCAATCTATAGAAATCATGGAAAGATTTGATAAAGACACTACAGTTATGGTGTTTGCAGTATCAGAAAAAGACATGGCAGAAGACCCGAGATTTGATTTCTCTAATGGTCTCAAGTTAAAGAAGAATGGTGAACCAGCATACTTACAGAAGTGGACTAATCTCAATGATGCTGAAACATTTGGAACTCGTGGTTATATAGCAACGACTCCTACATTTCCATTTGAAGTTCTAGGACAAAAAATTAATAGTGCATCACAAATTAGAAATATGATTTCAAAAAGCGATGATACTAAACTAACTCAATTACTACAAGACTTATACAGTGTTACAGATGTGCCGCAAGATGTAATAGAGTTATTCAAAAACAAAATAGGCAATACAGAAACCATGAATGAAAACTGGGACGAACACTCGTTTTCTAAATACTTAAAAGAGAACGTTATCGAGGACAATATTATGAAAGATACCATATTACAAGCATTAACAGAAGGCAAGAGCCCACACAAAAAGGGAACTAAAAAGTATAAAGCCCATATGGCAGCCATGCATGCCGAGTCAATCGAAGAAGAGTTTGACAGAAAAGTCAAAGAAGTTTTAGAAAGTAGTGCTGACACAGACGAGAAATTAGAATTCATTCATAATGTACTTCAAAACGCAGATGGTGATGGACACAACGATGAGTTGATGGTAACCAAAGCACAATTCTATGTAGGGCAAATTAAACCTAGAAACGAAGAAGATAAGAAGAAATTATCTTACATCGCAACAACATTAAGTGCATCGACAGACGAAGATAGTTATTTTGACCAAACGATGGTAGACCAAGCGATGGAATATGTTGAAGATATTATAGAACGCCCAGTGGATGAAAGTGTAAACGAAGCAGATGTTGATTTAAAACCAATAGAAGGAAGTTTTGATTGGGTAAACTCAATGTCAGATGGAACACTTGAAACTCTTAAATCTGCGATGAATAATGATTGGGATATGTTGGATGGTATTAAAGACCTAGCAGACTTTAAAAGAACTATTGATATTTTCTTTACCAACGAAGAAACACCAGTACCAGAAGATATCGCTAAAATATTTAATAAATTATTAGCAAGGGATGAGAAGGATATTGCTAAATTTAATGAGTTTATACGCCGTGCTTTTATAGATGCGGGAGAAGAACTTGAAGAACTGGAGACGATGTATGAAACAACTGACCACGAAGTAAGTATGGCTAGAAAAGATGTTAGCAGACTAGCAAAGTATTCTTCAGAGTTAGAACAAATGCTTAGTAATGTTTCTGAAGAAGAAGGCTTACAAGGTTGGGTTCAAGCAAAGATTACTAAAGCGGCTGATTATATCTCAAGTGTAAAACATTACATGGAAGGTGATACTACAGAAGTAAACGAAGCGGTACGAGATAGTTCAGAAGGCTTTGGTGGACAAGCGATAAACTTTATCCATGACTTGTGTATGTTACACGATGGTGTTAAAAGAGACCCAGCAGGATTAAAATATCTTGGAAAATCTGAAATGTGGGATGAAGGCAGTATTCTAAAAGATAAAGGTAAATTAACTACTCTAATGCTTTGGGTTAAGAAAAACAAAGACGTTGTTGAAAAACGTTTTTCACGTATGTTTGGTACCTATAGCAACAGAGATGAAAATGGAAAAGTAACAGCATCAGATGGTAATCAAATTCTTAATAACATCATTAAGAAAATCCCCACAGTAAATGAAAACTTCAAAGATGTTACACCTTTTGGTTATGGTCCTGATGATTACGATGAGAAAGATGTTGCACCTGAAGACCACGGCGGTGACTTGAAAAAGATGCAAGACACATATAAGCATAATGAAGATAGAAACAATCATTCAGAAAACATTCTTATGTTAGCACAAGCATTCGGTGATAGAGGTGAGATTAAAGCAGTTGAAGGTCTTTTAAAGATAATCAAACGTCAAGGTCATACGACACCTGAACAATCAGATATGATGTATAAGGCAATTCACAAGAAATATTACAAGCAATTGTTTCCAGAAACAGAAGCAGAAGGTAATGAATTTTCTGGTGCATTAGCAAAAGCAAAAATTGATGGCAAAAAGACATTTGACGTTGATGGAAAAACTTATAAAGTTAAAGAAGCACTAAGTAAACTAATAGACCAACAGAAAATTTAATATAATGAACTTATTTGAATTGACACAATCTAAAGCCGCACAATCAGAAGTTATTTCTGAGGGTGGTTCTATGCCAGGTGTCGGTGCTATTCATATTGATGAAATCAATCCAACACTTATTCCATTAGAGAAAGAGTTAGGTATCGATTTAAGAAACAATGCATTAGGTAGTGTTGGTAAAAGAGAATTCAGTGGCGACATTGATGTTGCATTAAAGATTGATGCAGACAAGATACCAGAATTCGTAGAAAGACTTAAAAAAAGTAGCCAAATAATGGACATTGCAAAGTCAAGTGTGATTATGACAAAGGTTAAAATCATGGACTTTGATAAGACTAAAGAAGATGGTAGACCAAGAACTGGATATGTTCAAGTAGATTTCATGCCAGGTGACCCAGATTGGTTAAAGACTTATTATCATTCACCAAATGAAAAAGATAGTCAGTACAAAGGTGTTTATCGTAATCTAATGATTGCCTCAATTGCTGGTAATTTAGATATAGAAAACAGTGAAGAAACAATTGATGACGGTAGACCACTTCAATCAAAAAGATTTATGTTTAGTCCGAGAGATGGACTAGTAAGAGTTTTGCGTAGACCAGTTCCAAAAGCATCAGGCAATGGATACACTAAGAAGAACAATAATAAAATTATCGATGGTCCGTGGAAGACAGCAGACTCGATTGCAAAGAATTTAAAACTAGATAATGGCGAAGACCTATATAGTTATGAGACATTAGTTACTGCAATTAAGAAGAACTTACCACCTGAAGACCAAAAGAATATATTCACAGCATTTACTAATAACAATACGATAAAAGACATGGGCATCCCACCAGATATCCAAGAGTATGCAAAGGGTGAATTATAATGAGACTAGATGAATTAGATAAGAAAATCACACAGTCTGACTTGGATGCATTAGAAGTATTCGCTGATAGAATATTTGGCAAAGTTGGTATTGATGTAGAATTTACACGTCACTTCTTAGACAGAGTAAACGATGACCGTAACGGTGAGCAAATTACTGGTAGTGAACTAACACGTCTATTCAAACAAGAATACAAACGTTGGGGTAAGCCAATCGCACAGATGGGTCCAGATGCTGAAGCAGTAATGAAAGATTTACAGACAGATATCAATATGCCATTTGCATTAAGATGGGATAGAGATAACAATGAATTAGATTTGATTGTTAAAACTGTTATGCGTAAGAAAGACTTTAAAACATCTAACAAAGAATTCCCAGTAGAATCAATAGAAGAAAGTCCTTCAGTAATGTCATCACAACAAATGTTGACAAAACTATCAAAAGAAATGCAAGGCACACATACGGGCGCAATGAACCCAAACTCTGATTGGTCAAAGTTTGTTCTATCTCATAAAGGATTTACACTTAAAGATGTACAAGTTGACCAGATACCAACAGCCGTTAACAATGACGGAATGAGTCAGGCTAATATTGAAAAATATAAACAAGCAGATTTATCAAAATTCCCACCTATGGTAATAGGCAACGACGGATATATATTAGATGGTAATCATAGACTTCAAGCATATAAGGCACAGGGCATTAAAACAGTCAAAGCCTACATAGGCGAAGAATCTGAGATTTGGCAGTGGAACAAAGAAGACCCTAATAATCCTGAAGTATACATTCAAGGATATGGCAGACTTATGCTTAATCAAATAGAAGACAGTATAGTTGGCAAACTTAAAGAACTTACTAAGATGGCAGAACGAGGCGACTTTGAACAAATACAAAGTCTATTAGATAGAGATGTTTTACAATTAATGATGAAATCAGTCGTTGATACAAAAGCAGAACTACAATCAACTCGTAAAAGAGGTGGACCAAAATCTCGTGGTATTAATAAAGAATCTATATTTGATGCATTAGAAGATGATATGGCAGAAAAGTTCGATGCCGTAAAAAAGAGTGTAACAGAGTATGGTGTGGGTAAAGTCGTACCAGGAATTAATACTACTGTTGATGTTGGACCTAACGAAATTAAGAAACAAGCCGCTAAGTTCGGTAATAAAGTCAGTAAAGACGGGTTACCTAAGAAAAATTTACGATAAAAGGCTCACAAGTGTATAACAAAGATACCATGTGTTATAAAACTTGGAATGATATTATCATATCGTTACCCAAGAAAACAGTTAGTTGGTGTTGTAAGACAAACTTAACTGAACAACAAACAAAAGAAACTACATTTGATTTAGATATCTTAAACAATAAAGGTATAGATTTTCTTTTCAATCATCCAATTCTTCAAAAGAGAAAAAAAGAACTAGCAACTGGTATAAGATGTGCAGATTGTCACGTATGTTGGGAATCAGAAGATAGGTCTGGAGAAAGTCATAGAACATTATATACTAATCATTCTGTTGAATTTGATTATGATACGCCTGCTACCTTTATTGAACTTGAACTGACAAACAAGTGTAATTTAGCCTGTGTATACTGTGGACCACAACTTAGTTCGAGGTGGCAAAAAGAATTAAAACAACGACATCCTGATACTGAAGATGAAATATTTCATAAAGTAATGGATTTACTGGCTGAGTATTTCAATACCAAACTAACAAATAAACCATATATCAATATCAGTCTATTAGGTGGTGAGCCTTTCTTTACTGACCACATGTATGTATTCCTAGAATACCTTTCAAAATTCCATGTAAAATCTGAACAAGAAGTAACAGTTACAATCACAACTGGCATGGCTTTTCCTGAAAAGAAATTTACGAAATTTATTGAGTTAATTGAACGTACTCCTAACATAATATATATTATGCAGTTATCTGGAGAAGCAATTGATAAGAGAGCAGAACTAATTCGATGGGGTCTAAACTTTGAAACGTGGGACAATAACTTAGATATGTTCTTAACAGAGTCAGCAAGATTGAAGAATTTAGTTATAGGATTTGGTTGTGCCCATAATGCCTTATCTCTGCCGTATTTCAAAGACTTTCTTGTATACATTAATAAAAAACTGGCAAAACATGAATACAAATCTGTTGTGTGGTTTTTAATCAACTATATAGAAGACCCACAGCACTTATCCATATCAATGCTAAATAATTATCATGCAGATGCTGTAACAGAGCAGATAGAATATATGGAGAATGAAATGACCAATCTTTATAAGAAAGATGAGTATATTACTATGCTGAGGTCACTCAGAAATCAAATTTTGAATGCGAATGTCACTACAGAGATGAAGCAAAATGCTTCAGATGAATTTAAAAGATTAGAAAATAGACGAAATATATCATTCAAATCTGAATTCCCGCACTTCGATGAACTAGTTAAATGACAATTTAGATAAATACTATTATGAAAATATATGAAGTTATAGGCGAAACAACAGCAGGTGCAATCGCAACTGTGGCATCTCCATTAGGTGGCGGTGACCCTTCGGCTAGTGTATATAGTAAAAAGAAAAAGAGCAAGAAAAAGAAGGCTAAGATGGGATATAGTGCTGATGTAGGCAATTTATCATACAAGCATCCAGTCAAAACTCCAATGATTAAAAGGTAGAAGACTTATGAAATTGACACAAATGATAGAACAAAAAGAACGTCCTTACGTGGTCTTTCACGCTAAAAAAGGCAAATATGAAACTCATGCAGTATCATCTTATGATGCGGCAAAGAATGCGGCTAAACATTGGAAATTAAAATCAACTGCTGGTGTTACACCAATGTTAGCGGATGTAGAACACGTTGCTGAAAAGTCAGATAAGAACTGTGGTTGTGGTCAAGACCCATGTGTAACATACGGTAATAAGTCACATCAAGCAGAATCTTATGACGACTATCATGGTGATATGTCTAAAGAAGAATATGACAAAACAGTAAAAGGTTCTGAAATGGAATATTCTGTTTGGGTTGGCGGTACTGAAGTCAGTGATAATTATTTACCATATGACGAAGCAGTCAGATTATACGACAAATATAAAGCACAAGGCTATGATGATGTTCAGTTAGATGCTCGTATTAAAGAATCTGTAAATGAAGCAGAAAAGCGTTGGAAACAAACTAGTATGTCGCCAGCAGAAGCAGAAAAAGAATACGGTAAAGAAAACGTAAAAGTTAAAAAAGGTGCATTGCGTAATGGCGATGACATGGTAGAAGTATTTGTTGAATCATATTCTCCAGGTGATGAGTACGCTGATTCAGAAGGCATGGTAAGTAATTGCTGTGGTGCTCCTATGATGGACTATAACGATGGACATGGTAGATGTGGTGATTGTAAAGAAATGGCAGCCGGTGAATCTGAAGAAGAATTTTACGAAAGTTATAGTAACGATGGAAAAACAGTTACTATATCAGATTACCAACCTGAAGGCGAAGCAAACGCACATAAGAAATTTAACTTGAGAAAGCAGATACACAGAGGCGAAGATGGCAAACTAATCAAATCGCCTTATGGTGGATATAAAGTTTCATTTCATGGTAGTGCAGAAGACGTAAAAGCATATGCTGAAAAGAACTTAGGTGAAGCATCTAAGAAACAAAAACCTTTCTATGACAAGCCACTTAAAGAAGAAGATGCAGAAGCAATTGCGGCTAGAGATGAATTCTTAAAAGTTATGGATATGAAACCAAAGAGTAGCAATAAAGCAATTGATACAATTAAAAAGATTGTAGCAGACAAACAAAATATGCAAGTCAAATTTGACGATGGCAAGATGAAAGTAGATTTATATACAGCATCAGCCGTTGTGGCAGTATACAATGCTGTAAACGATGCTAACAAAGAAAAAATTGATAATATGCTAAGAACTAAAGAAGGCATGCTTAGAATGTCAAACTTTGCATTTAGCAAACTTAAAGAAGGTATTGCAGAAGGCAAACGTATTGATGAGATTTTACCATTAGTTGGTGCGATAGCAGGCGCTATCGGTAGAAAAGTTGCTGGTGCGGCAGTTAAAAACGTTGCTAAAAAGGCAGCCGGTGCGGCAGCAATGGGTTCAGCAAATGCGGCTGGTAGTGCTATTGGTAATGCGGCACAAAGTTCAGGTATGAATGCTTCAGCAAAAGCAAAAGGCAAAAAACTTAATGCAGTTAAAGAAGCAGGCGGATATTATACACAACCAGTATACGACATGATTAAACAACATGGTTATCCAAAAGTAATGCATAGATTACTATCTGCCTTAGATGCAGATGTAATACAGGATTTTATAAACCGTGAGCCAGACTTAAATGAAACAGTAAATGAAGCCGACATATTAGGCGATAATTATGCGAATGTATATTATGATTACAGTGAAAGTTTTTATATGATTGATGTATATAAAGATGGCAAAAAGGTAGAAGAATATGATGATTACATTGGCGCAAATGAAGAAGGTGACCCAATCAAAGATAAGTTCTTAGAACTTGTTAAGAAAGCCGGTTTAGAACCAGAAGGACTTAATCTTATATCAACAGGTGGCGATGAACCTGATGAATACGGTGTATTTAAGAATGGTAAATTCAACTGGGATAAGAATGAGGCATTACCTGCAGTAGGAACAGCAGTTGCTGGTGGTCTTAAGAAGGCCGCAGGTGCAGTTGGAAAATTAGCAAACAAGGCAGATACAGCGGCATTTGGTCTCAAAGCCAAATCAGGCGTTAAGTACAATGCAAATAGTCCACAAGGCAAAATGATTAGAAACATGGCTAAAAATGGCAAAACTCAAGGTGCTAGAAGCGATGCAAAGAAGGACCTAGTTAAAGGTACAGTTGCTGACTTGAAAAAGAAAGTCGGTGGTATTGGCGGTATTATGAAAACTGCGGCAGGTTCATCTGGTTTCTTACCAGCATCCAAACAGTTCGCACAAGACATGATTGAAAAAGCAATCAAGGACGCTGACAAATAATCATAAAAACCTATTGACTTTGTAAGTCACTTATGTTAATATATAAAGAGTGTGTAAAAGCACTCTTTTTTATTGTCCAACTTATAGGAGATTTATATGTCAATTGACGCAATTAACGAAGAAGAAAAAGCAAAACTCATTCAATTAGTGAACGAAGGTTGTTTAGTTCTACAAGAATGTGAAGACCTGAAAGGTGGATTACGTGATACTGTAAGAGCAATTGCTGAAGAAATCGATGTTAAACCATCAGTATTGAACAAAGCAATATCTGTGGCACACAAAGCCAAATTAGCAGAGACTCGTGCCGACTTTGAAGATATGGAAACTATCCTAGAAACAGTAGGTCGCACTCTTTGAGTTATGTAGATGCTTTCTACAACAAAGACAAAGACATTGTTCAAGTTGTAGAACGAATTAAAGGTAAACGTGTTTACAGTGATTATCCAGCGTGGCGTACTTTCTATGTGAAAGACCCACGTGGTGACCACACAAGTATTCACGGTGATAAAGTTCGTCAAATCAAATGTAAACGTCTCAAAGACCTCCATAAAGAACGAAAGATAAACGTAGGCAAAACATTTTACGAAAGTGATATGAAGCCTGAAGTTAAGTGTTTGAGTGAGAACTACAACGGCGTAGAATCACCAAAACTTAATACTGCTTTCTTCGATATTGAGACTGACTTTGATGCGACTAAAGGCTTCGCTGACCCTAGTGACCCGTTTATGGCAATCACAGCCATTACGGTTCATTTACAATGGCTTGACTTACTTGTCACACTCGTAATCCCACCAAAGGGTATGCGTGAGGGCGAAGGCTTAGAAGAGGCACAACGCATTTGTTCACAATTCGAAAACACAGAACTATACCTAAGTGAAGCAGATATGCTCAATGACTTCTTAGATGTGATTGAAGATGCTGATGTGTTGACTGGTTGGAACTCTGAAGGTTATGATATTCCATATACTGTTAATCGAATTACTAGAGTACTGAGTAAGTCACATACACGCAAGATGTGTTTGTGGGATTTAGTACCTCAGAAACGTAAGATTGTAAAATATGGTAAAGAACAAGAAACATTTGACTTGTTTGGTAGAATTCACCTCGACTACTTAGAACTCTATCGTAAGTATACTTACCACGAAATGCATTCATATGCACTTGATACGATTGGTGAACATGAAGTAGGTGAACAAAAAGTTGCATATGATGGCACACTCGACCAGTTATATAACAATGACTTCTACAAATTCGTAGCCTATAACAGACAAGACGTTGCACTACTTGATAAGATTGATAAGAAACTAAGATTTATCGAATTAGCAAATGAGATTGCACACGATAATACAGTGAATATCAAAACAACAATGGGTGCTGTTGCTGTTACTGAACAAGCAATCATTAACGAAGCACACAGACGAGGCATGGTTGTTCCTGACAGAAAAAGACGTGAATGGTCAGATGATGATGTTGATTTGAGTGATGAAGAATTACATGACTTAGAAATGCAAAAGGCCGCAGGTGCTTTCGTGGCAGTTCCTAAGAAAGGTTTACAGAAGTGGGTTGCAGGTATTGATATCAACTCTCTTTATCCATCAGTTATTCGTGCAATGAATATGTCGCCAGAAACTATCGCTGGACAACTAAGACCAGATTTGACTGAAAAGATGATTGGTGACCGAATTAAAGAAGGCAGAAAAACTGGTGCTAAAACATATGGGTCTTCTCAAGCATGGGATGAAACGTTTAGTTCAGAAGAGTTTCGTGTTCTAAATGAGAAAGACAAAGCAAGTAGAGTTACGTTAGTACTAGAAGATAGTCCATACGAAGACATGAAAACAACTCAAACAGTATCTGGTGCAGAAGCATATGACTTGATATTCAATAGCGGATTGAACTGGACTGTGACTGCAAATGGCACTATATTCAAACAAGATGTACAAGGTATTGTCCCTAGTTTGTTAGAACGTTGGTATGCAGAACGACAAGTGATGCAACAAAGCAAAAAGAAGGCTATTGCAGATGGTGATAAAGAACAAATCGCTTACTGGGATAAACGACAGTTAGTTAAAAAGATTAACTTGAACTCTCTGTATGGTGCGTTGTTGAACCAAGGTTGTCGTTTCTATGATAAGCGTATTGGTCAGAGTACAACACTTACGGGTCGTTGTATTACTCGACATATGGGTGCGAAAACAAATGAAGTTATCGCAGGTCATTACGACTATAAAGGTCCAGCAGTTATATATGGTGATACAGACTCCATTTACTATTCAATGTATCCCGTGTACCAGCAAGAGATTGATGATGGTTCTATAGAGTGGACTAAAGACAAGGTCTTAGAGTTATATGACGAAGTAGCAAATCAAGTGAATGCTAGTTTTCCAGACTTTATGAAAACGTTCTTTAATGTTCCTAGAAAAGAAGGCGAGATTATCGTTGCTGGTCGTGAGAACTGTGCCACACAAGGTATCTTTATTAAGAAGAAACGATATGCAATGCTTATCTATGATGATGATGGCGAACGCCGTGATATAGATGGCAAACCAGGAAAGATTAAAGCGATGGGTCTTGACCTTAAACGTTCTGATACTCCTGGTTATATGCAAGATTTTCTCAGTGAAGTTCTACTGAAAGTATTGACTGAAGGAACACGTGAAGAAGTCATTAAAATGGTCAAAGAGTTTAAGAAAGAGTTTAGAGCAAAGCCAGGTTGGGAAAAAGGTTCTCAATCTCGTGTGAACAATTTGACTTCATATAAGAACCGTGTGAATGCCGCTAAGAAGGCAATGGCTAAAGATATGAATGCGGGCGGTGATGCATCTAAGAAAGACAAAGTACATCTTCCTGGTCACGTGTCAGCCGCATTGAACTGGAATATGTTACGTGAACTTAACCAAGACAAGTATGCAGTAGAGATTGTAGATGGTATGAAGTGTATCATTTGTAAACTAAAACCAAATACGTTCAAGTTAAAGAGTGTGGCATATCCAATTGATGCTACAAAGATACCACAATGGTTTCAGGATTTGCCATTCGACCACGAGTTAATGGAACAAACGATTGTTGATAAGAAGTTAGACAACTTGATTGGTGTTTTGAATTGGGATATGAGTGATGCAAATGCATCCGAAACTTTTGACAACTTGTTTGATTTATAATGAGCAATACTTACACAGACTTGATTCAGAGACGGGCGAGAAACAAAGAGTCAGATGAATGTTATACACCATCTGACCAAGTTCAACCACTTCTGAAATACATCGATAAAGATAAAACTTATTATGAAGCGACTAGTGGAACATCTAATCTAATCGTAGATGGCTTTAACAACAATGGATATAAGATAGTACCAAGTGAGGGTAAAGACTTTTTCGATTGTGAGCCAGATGATGTGTATGATGGAATTATAACTAATCCACCATATAGTATCAAAGATAAGTTTATAGAACACTGCTATGCCCTAGGTAAACCATTCGCATTGTTATTGCCTGTAACGAGTTTTCAAGGTGGGAAACGAGGTAGAATGTTTATAGAGCATGGTATGTCTACACTTGTATATAATAATCGTGTAGACTTTACAGGAAAGGGTAATCCAACATTTGGTAATGCTTGGTTTATGCATGGGTTTTTACCCCCTAATACGATTTATTGGGTAGATAACCCTAAACAAAGTAAGAAAACCAAGTCAATTATAGGTTGACAAACGGTAATGGAATATGTTATAATTAATGAAATCAATCAGGAGAACTAAACATGCGTGATATTTTAAAAGATATTGTAAAACATACACACTCACTTGGAATTATCCAAGCGGCTAAAGTGACAACAGATGCTGAAGGAACTACAATCGATGCAATGGACGATGACCGTACTGTTGTTTTGCGTGGTAAACTACATTCACCTGTTGCTGAATTCGAAGGTAAGTTTGGTCTAGGTAGACTAGGCGTACTTAACGGACTACTTAGTTATAGCAGTGAAGACAAAGAAGGCAACATGGTACAATCTGAAGTCAAGGTTGGTACAGAAACACGTAATGGTGAAGATGTAACTACTGAACTAAACTTCTCAATGCCAGGTGGCTTCGATAGTTCGTATCGTGTAATCGTATCAGAACTAGTAGACGCACAAATCAAAACTGCAAGTTTTCGTGGTGCGGCATGGAATGTAGAGATTATGCCTACACAAAAAGCAATCAAAGACCTACAATACTTTGCAGGTATTCTTGGTGCTTTTGACCCGTTACTTACTGCAAGAACAGTTAACGGCAACTTAGTATTCTTTATTGGTGATAGTTCAACAGATAAAGTAGAACTTCCATTTGCAAGTAACGTAGAGGGTGAACTAAAGACAGGTTGGTCATTCCCATTGTCAACAGTTCTAACTATTCTTAAACTAAGTGACACAAGCACAATGAACATGAAGATTTCAGACCAAGGTGCTATGATGATTGCAGTTGATAGTGGGTTGGGTATGTATGAATATATTTTACCAGCAAAAGCAGGTAACTAAATTATAAATACATCAGAGAGGTCTAATATAGGAGAAGCAAATGACTACACCCGTAAGACCAGACGTTGACGAAAAGAAACGTACACGCCTCATATATTTAAAGAAACAACACAGAGACCTAGACAACGGTATAACTACTGCATACAATATGCGTACTGAAGACCTAGTAGTTTCTAAACTTAAGTTGAAGAAGTTGCATCTAAAAGAAGAAATTCTACGGCTAGAAGAAGAGTTAGCAGGAAACTTGTGACTATTATAAAACCTACACCAAAAACTATTCAAAATTTGATTAGAGTAATACCAGACCATCCTAGGCCTGGTGTTCTCTATCAGGATATGGCTAGTATATTTAATGCACCTCAAGGTCTTCAACATGTAATGACTTTGTTTTCAGACTATATTGAAGAAAACAATATTCAATTTAACAAAATCATTGGGCTAGATGCTCGTGGTTTTCCTATGGCAGGTGCATTAAGTTCACAAACTGGTATACCATTTTCTATGGCTAGAAAGAAAGGTAAACTACCAGGTGAAACTATCTTTACACAATATGAACTAGAATATGGAACTGATGAATTACATCTACAGAAAGGTGCAATACAAAGAGGTGACAAAGTTCTGGTCATAGATGATGTTATTGCAACTGGTGGGACACTAGGTGCTGTGATTACATTAACTGATAGATTTGGTGCTGATATTAGTAGTATACTAAGTATAATGGAACTAGAGTTTTTAGGTGGTGGTGCTAAGTTACGAGACGAAGGCTACGATGTATACTCTATACTCCAAGAACAATAACATAAAAGGGTTTAAATGAACAACTATATTTTTACAAGCGAAAGTGTAAGCGATGGACATCCAGATAAAGTTTCTGACCAGATTAGTGATGCATTAGTTGATGCAGGACTAAAGAATGGCGATGAAACTACTCGTGTTGCTATCGAAACACTTGTAACCACTAACCACGTAACGGTAGCGGGTGAAGTAAAGAACTTTAACGTAGATAATGTAAAAGATATTATACGAGATAAAGTTAAAGAAATTGGCTATGAACAAGAAGGATTTCATTGGGATAATTTAAATATCTATAATGAAATACATTCACAATCAGGTGATATTGGATTAGGTACTGATGACTTTGGTGCAGGTGACCAAGGCATTATGTTTGGCTATGCAACTAATGAAAACGATGCAATGCTACCAGCACCAATTTACTATTCACATGAAATTCTAAAGAAACTAAAAGAACTTAGATTAGATGGATATGATTTCTTACTTCCAGATGCTAAGTCTCAAGTAAGTATTCAGTATGTTGGTGGTCGTGTTCAACGAGCAGACCAAATTGTAGTAAGTACACAACATAAACAGGGCTTTATGCATAGTCTTAAAGCACCAGTGAAAGAAGCAGTCAATAGTGTAATGGGAGATTTAATAGATGACAATACTAAATGGCATATCAATCCTACAGGCAATTTTGTCATTGGTGGTCCTGATGGTGATACAGGACTCACCGGGCGTAAGATTATCGTTGATACTTATGGTGGCTATGCTCCCCATGGTGGTGGTGCTTTTAGTGGAAAAGACCCCACAAAAGTCGACCGAAGTGCCGCCTATATGGCACGGTGGTTAGCAAAGAATGTTGTAGCAGACAATATGGCAGATTGGTGTCAAATTCAATTGTCATATGCTATTGGTGTAAAAGAACCAACAAGTATCTATATAGATAGTAATGGACACAACAGAACTATTCAAAAGTTTATCGAAGAAAACATTGACCTAACACCAAAGGGTATCATTGATAGATTTGATTTATTCAAGTTTTATGGTTATAGTGAAAACTGTATCTACGGACACTTTGGCAACAAAGATGTACCATGGGAAAAGATTGGATGGTAACAATTGAAAAGGAGAAATATTATGGCAAAGACACTTAATCCAAATTCATGGTTTGGCACGCCAGAAGAAAAAGAACGAGCGATTGCTAGGCGCATCACCGATGAAAAAGAACAAGCAATTGCACTAGAAGAAATCAATTTCAAGTATGGTCATACAGACCAACATACTTACGACAAGAACATGGCTACACATAAAGGTGAACAGTATGTTCGAGTTATTGGTATGGAATTAGACAAAGATAAACCAGGACAAGGTTTCTTTGAGTTAGATTTCAACGACCAATTCGTAGAATATCTTGCACAGAATGGCTATGAAGGTTTAGAACAAGAACAAATCGTTGATAATTGGTTCAATGATTTATGTAAGAACATTGTACTAAATGATTTAGAAGACGAAGAAGGCATTAGAAGAAGCGTAATGTCTGATAGCAAAGATGGACTAATCATTAGTAAAGTCAAAACTGACAAGGATACTTCAGAATATTATTAAACTTGACCATTTTAACAAGTTGTGTTATAATAGTAGTAACTTTAATACAGTAGTGAGGAATACATGAGTACCTATATCTTAGTTGATTCGTTTAATATGTATCACAGAGCCAAACACGTAGCAATGCGTGGTGCTAATATTGATATGAAAATCGGTATGGCATACCACATTATGCTTAGTAGTGTAAAACTATGTTATAACAAATTCAATGCAGACCATGCCGTGTTCTGCCTAGAAGGTCGCAGTTGGCGTAAAGACTTCTATGAGCCATATAAGAAGAATAGAAAAGTTGCTCAAATGGCTAAGAGTGTTAGAGAGCAAGAAGAAGACCAAATCATGTTCGATGCCTATGCAGACATGGTAGAGTTTTTAGATACAAAAACTAATGTAACTATGTTACGAAATCCAGAAGCAGAAGCAGACGATATGATTGCTTTGTTTATTGAGGCGCATCCAAATGATAATCATATTATCGTATCAAGCGATAGTGATTACTTTCAACTTATCACTGACAATGTAACTATGTATGATGGTGTACAAAATCGTATCATTACTAAAGATGGTTTCTTTAAAGATGATAAGAATATGACCCCTATCAAAGAGAAGAAGACTGGTGAGATTAAAGAGAAAGTAGACCCGAAGTGGGCATTGTTTGAGAAATGTGTCCGTGGCGATACATCAGATAATATCTTTTCAGCATATCCTGGCTGTCGTAAGAAAGGTACCAAGAACAAGATTGGTATGTTAGAAGCATTCGCAGATAAAGATGCTGGTGGTTTCAACTGGAATAACTTTATGTTACAACGCTGGACTGACCATAATGGTGAAGAACATACTGTCCGTGAAGACTATGAACGCAATGTTAAACTAGTAGACTTAACGGCTCAACCACATGAACTTAAAGTAAAGTTTATTGAAACTATTGCAGAGAATAGTATTCCTAAGACTAATGCTGGTGTTGGTATGAACTTCTTAAAGTTCTGTGGCATACATGATTTACAAAATCTTGCTAAGTCACCTGACGAACTTGCTAAAATACTTAACAATCCGTATCCGTCTTAATGCATTTTATATTTGACGTAGATGGTACTCTAACACCAAGTAGAGATAGAATAGATGAAGACTTTAGACTATGGTTCTTAGAGTTCATCAAGTGGAATAATGTTTACTTAGTTACAGGAAGTGATAGAAGTAAAACAGAAGAACAAGTTGGTGAAGAAGTATTTGAAAAGGTAGAATGTGTATACAATTCTTCTGGCAATACCAAATATAAAAATGGTATATGCGTAATGAATTCAAAAAACTTAGAACTGCCACGTGATGCGTATGCTTTCTTATTAAAGAAATCTATTAGTAGTGATTTTGATATCGCCACAGGCAATCATTTTGAAGCAAGACCAGGACTATTAAACTTTAGTGTTGTTGGTAGAAATGCTAACAGAGTACAACGAAAGAAGTATGTTAAGTTTGATACTACAACTAATGAAAGACAAAAGATTTCTGATGAATTTAACAAAAAGTTTACTGGTAAGTTTGGTCTAATATCACAGGTTGCAGGTGAAACAGGATTAGATATTATTGAGATGGGTAAAGACAAAGCACAAATATTAAAGGATTTTACATTCCAAGATAAGTTGATATTCTTTGGTGACAACATACAATGGGGCGGCAACGATTATGGCATTGCACAAGCAATTGAATATGGTCCATATGCGTACAGTGAATGTCACAATGTAAAGAATTGGAAAGAAACTTGGAAGATACTAAAAAGATTTAAATGATATATACGAAAGAAATAGTTAAAGATAAGTTTTGGATTGTAGAGAATTCAGGAGTTAAAATAGGAACAATACGTTTCTGTTCGTCTGATGATTTTGAATTGAATTTGAGAGACGATGAACTATCAACTAACGAGCATATATCATTGTCTGAACTTACCTCACGTTTTGGTGAAAAGATACTAGAAGCAAAAGAAACTACTGTAAAGATTGTTGATGAAAACAAAGTAGGACCTCGTGGTGGATGGAATACTTCACCAGCAGATATCGATGGCTATCCTTCTAAACATGTAGTATATAATACTGAAACAATTGAACTAAAAGACAAACAAATACCAACTTATACCAAAAGTGCGACAAGCAAAGTAAGATATGCCGCTGGATACTATGGAGTAAGATTTCCAAGTGACTGGCGATGGTTTTATGGCGGTAAACTAGAAACACTAAATACATGTGATTTCATAGGACCTTTTAAAACGAAATCAGAAATGCAAACTGAAACATTATTGGCGAACAAACGAGATGGATTATAAAAGTTTAAAAGATTTTCTAGCAACAATCAAACGTATAAATCTAAGAGGCGATAACAAGATAGTATTGCCAATGAAAGATGCAATAGATATTCAAAATGATATTGCTTTACTATTACTAGAACTAAAAGATAAAGACTCAGGAACAACTAAAGTTTTTGATGGTGGAACCTTTGATAAATGATTGGTATATTTGGTGATAGTTTTAGTGATGAAATTGATACTAGTATAGGTGGATATCTAGGAGGCTGGCCATCTGCTTTAGGTAAGTTGTATGATGAAGAAATAGAGAATTTTAGTGAATCATCTACATCTATTTCATATAGTTATCAAAAATTCTGTGAGCAAGATTTAAGTAAATATTCAAAGGTTGTCTTTGTTGTTACCTATCCAACTAGACAACTTCTTATTAATAACGCAGAACACAAATCAATACAGTTTCAAGGTGATGTAACTCGGTCGATTCAACATAACAAAGACTTTAATATAGACTTAACCTTATCAGACAAACGTGTATTAGAATACCAAGAAAACATAACTGCATTTTATCCTGACACATGGAACTTCGTTAAAAGAGCAGTAAAAGGTGATGTTTTACACTCGCATAAGAATGCTCTAGTATTGGACGTAGAATTACTAGGTACTATAACTACTTTAGGATTAAATACTCCTATGGCTCCTTGGTTTACAACACCAAAAGGTGAAGAATGGCATACTAAATATATAGAGACTGCCGAACTAGGAAGAGTGTGTCATTTTAGTACGCAACAAAATATAGAGTTAGCAGTTCTTATTAAAGATTACTTTGATAATGGGATTGATATACATAATGAGATTAAATGGCACACAGATAAATATTTTACTATACCAGAATCAATGGAAGATGCTGGTCTTAAATTGAGAAGGTAGTCAAATGATTGGAATATTTGGTGATAGTTTTGCATATGAAGGTCATGGCTCACATGTAAATGTAGGATGGCCCACATATCTTTCTGATTTATATAACGAAGAAAATCAGAACTTTTCAATCTCAGGTTCATCAATTCCTTACAGTTATCAATTACTTTGTGAGAAAGACTTAAGTATATACTCAAAAGTTATATTCATTGCTACAGAACCACGTAGACTCCACTTTGTAGATAAAAAAACTAATAAAGAAATGTTATGGAATGGTCGTGATGTACCTGGTTCAATAATATGTAATTCAGTCGATACTTATTCTTCATATGACACATCTTACGATGGAGTAGCCCTAAGATACCAAGAATACATAACGGCAATGTATCCTGATAGTTGGAAGTGGATGGCTAAAGCAATGAGAAATGATGTTGTTCGTAAACACGAAAATTTATTATTATTAGATATATTCGAACTATCATTTATAAGTAACTTGGGCGCACCAGATAGGCCATGGCATATTGATTGGACAGAAGACAATAATATTAGAAGTTGTCATATGACAAAATTACAGAATAGAGAACTTGCAGGATATATTAAAGATTACTTTGATAATGGATTTGATATACATAATACATTAAAGTCTGATACTGTAAAAGAATACTATACTGAACCTTTGCACCATGAATCGGGATTTGTAAAAAAATGATTGATACAAAAACATGGGTATTTGGTACTACATCAGAATTAAGTAAAAAGATTATAAGCAATGTAGAAGAGCCTATTCTATTTGGTAGACATAATGTAGATTACAGTGACCCAGATAAATTCATAAAAGAACATGTAGTTGATGATAACCCAATTGAAATGATTGTTAATATTCGTCTTCCACATATGTCAGGTTTTGTACCTTTAACTAACATCAACGAATTTAATAATCTTTTTGTAGAACAGAATAGTAATATATTCTTCTTTTACAAACTACTTACTGCTACTGCTGATATGAAGAAACCAGTGAAGGTTTGCTTTATAACAAGTACTTTTCCTAATACATCTTGTGTGAAAATGAAGAAAGACGTATCATCACAAGACCACATAGAAAGTGTTATTGGGTTTCAAAATTATTTTACTTATGCTAGTACTAGAGCCATTCAACAGTTTGCATTCTTTTCTAGGACCAATGAATATACAAAGTCTATAGGTGTTAGTCCGTCAGGTATAAATGAGAGTAACATAGACGAATACGCAAGAAGAATAACAAATATAGTTAAAGAAGACCGAGTAGATAAACAATGGGGTTGTGTATACGATTTAAGTAGACCAGAAGGTTGGTCAGAAACATGGCCAGATGCTGATATATGTAACGGTTTTTGGTTTTTCTATAACTAAAATAACCATTATATACGTATGTTATAGGGGAAATTAGATAAATAAGAGTATAATCAATACGAGGATACTCATATGGCTAGACCTAAACCAACGATAATCTTAGAGCATACAGATAATCAAACATATCGCAGTGAGCAAGTACTCAAAGCAACCGCTGTTTACTCCGTCTTTTATAAGGGGGTAGCCATTAACTTACGTAGCCTAAATTCATTGGTTAATTTTCCTGGTCCAAAATACAAGAAAGTATCATTCAGTAATCCTGGACACGCAATCAACTTAGCACAACGATTAAATAAATTGTTTAGATGTGATGATTTCGAGGTATACATACTTACCAAGGGTGACAAACTAGAGTTGTAAAAGTGAATAAGAGAGAGTTAATAAACTATATTAACAAACACACAACTGGAAAAACAGCAGGCAGAAAAGAAATTACTATTAGTGATATCTTTATCAGCGCCCGTTCTGATGCCGGCTTTAGAGTGTCACCACTAGGCAGAGATATTCTTTCTAAACATTTCACCAAATATAACATAGAACTAAAGTTGAATTCAACTACCTTACATAAGCATAGACAAAATGCAATAGGAACAGGCAACCAAATACTTACACTTGATAAGTATCTTAAAACACCATATTATCTAAACAGGTCTAAACTAGTTCTATTTGAAGAAGTTGCCGCGGCTGAACTCTCAATGATTGATGGTGACATAGAACTATGGCTACGAAATAAAACTTTTTATTCTGATTAAGAACTTGACAAATCCTCGAATCGATGTATACTATAAGTATAGTTAATCATTAAGAGGACAATAACATGACTAATCCGTACAAATTCAAAGTCTTTGTTAAACAATTCAACGAATCAGCAAATCTACAAGAAAATCAAATGCCAGATGGAAACTCTATCAACTGGAATTTTGTTGATGCAGACATGTGTTTGCGTGGATGGGATGTTGCCTTCGGTCGTGATGAATGGGATTCTATTTTCTGTAAAATGGCAGATGATTTCATCCTTAATGATGCGGCCTCGAAATTAGAGGTTCTTAAAAAAGAATATTTGGGTCAATAAGTGAAAAACTTGACAAATCCCCGAATCGTGTTACAATAATAGTATATTAAATAGAGAGGTTAAGTTATGAAAGTATCAACAAACGATTTAGATGTGAGAGTAGTTCGTCCTAGTGATGTACGTGCCGAGATTAATTACGCTATGAACCGAAAGCGTCCGGTATTCATATGGGGACCTCCTGGTGTTGGTAAATCAGAAATTGTAGATAGCATTACCCAAGAACGTTCTGGGTTTATGATTGACCTTCGTCTCGCTCTTATGGAGCCCACAGATTTACGAGGTATTCCATACTTCAATGAGAAGAATGGTACTATGGAATGGGCCACACCTTCAGATTTGCCTAGCCAAGAACTTGCTGACCAATATGAAAGTGTTGTTCTTTTCTTAGATGAAATGAACCAAGCACCACAATCAGTTCAAGCCGCGGCTTATCAGTTAATTCTAAACCGTCGTTTAGGTTCTTATGTGCTACCAGATAACGTGTTAATCGTTGCGGCTGGTAACCGTGAAAGTGACCGAGGTGTTGCATATCGTATGCCTTCACCACTTGCTAACCGTTTTGTTCACCTTGAAATGGGTGTTGACTTCGAAGATTGGCAGACTTGGGCATTAGAGAACAAAATCAGTGCCGATGTGGTTGGTTTCTTAACGTCTAACAAGATGGACTTATTCAACTTTGACCCACGTCAGGCGAGCCGTGCCTTTGCTACTCCTCGTTCTTGGACTTTTGTTTCTGAAATGTTACCACAAGAAGGTGAAGAAATTTCACAAAGTCGTTTACATGACTTGATTGCTGGTACAGTTGGTGATGGTGTTGCTACTAAGTTTATGGCTCACAGAGCCTTGTCAAGTAAGTTGCCTGTTCCTTCTGATATCTTAGATGGTACAGTTACAACTCTTTCATCAGAAGCACGTGAGATTTCAGCGATGTTCTCGTTGACAACTTCACTATGTTACGAGTTGAAAGACTTTGTAGACCGTAACGGTAAAGACAAAATGGATGAGTTATATAGCATGGCTAATAACTTCTTTAAGTTTATGATGGAAAACTTTGATACTGAAATGACAGTATTAGGTGGTCGTACTGCTCTTAAAGTTTACAAACTTCCATTAGAGCCTCGTAAAGTGCCTTGTATTGAAGATTTCTTCAAAAAGCATGGTAAACTTATCATCGAGGCCCATAACGCCTAAAAGAATAGCCCACTAGGGGGCTGCCGGGATACGTAGGGTATCAGGTAATCCTAGACTACAGGAGACGGGAGGCTAACAGAAATGTTAGTCTCCTTTACTGTATGTCCCTATTGACTTTCCTTGATTTTTATGGTATACTGGTGTAATGATATTTGAAACTATAAAAAACCAATCACAATTACATCGGCATAAAACCGCAGTAATTTGTGGTGACAAAAAATATACCTACACTGAACTTATTGAGAGTGTAGAAAAACTGGCTGCCGTTATGTCTACTGCATTTCTTCCAGGTGACAGATTATTATTTGCTAGTGGTAAAGAATATCATTATATTAGAATGGTATTAGCATGTGACATTCTCGGTGTAACATTCATGCCTACATTTCCAAATCTGCCAAAAGATGTAGTAGATGGAATAGTAGAAGCAAGTTCACCAGACCATATTATACTAACTGAGGCTGATGCTTTAGCCTTAGAACCACATAACAAAGCACTGATATATTCTAAGAAAACCGACCATACATACACAGTATTATTCACAAGTGGTACAACCGGTAAACCTAAAGCAGTTGCACATACGAGTGCAGGATGTTTGATGGCATGTTTCAATAGTATTAGTGTGTATCAAATGAGTTCAAATGATGTAATACTATCTCAATTACCACCATCAACCGTAGGAGGTTTGTATCTATACGCACTTCCAGGACTAATTAAAGGTTGTACAGTTGTAATCGAACAGTTCAATCCTAGACGATTTGTAAAGTTATGTGAAGAATATAAACCAACAATAGGCATAATTGTTCCAGCAATGATACTTGCTATGCAGAATTTAAAGACATGGAATGAATTAGATATGTCTCATTGGAGAGAACTAAGTGTTGGTAGTACAATTATACCAGAAGAAATGTTAGACATTCTATTCAGTAAAGGTGTCCCTGCCATCAGAGATTTATATGGGTGTACGGAAACTCAAGTTCCAGCATTCACATTCTTAATTGAACCAGATACTGAACACAAATTACAACTTGAATGCAATGACCAATATGAATACAAATTAGATAGACATGACCAGTTATGGTTAAAAAGTCCTCTACTAATGAGCAACTATCTGAATGCAGATGCAGAACTAGACAGTGATGGTTTTTGGTGTACAGGTGATGTATTTGAACGCAAGTATAATAAACTATTTTACAAGTCTCGCAGAAAAGATTTAATGAAAATCAACAGTCATAATGTATCACCAATTGGTATAGAAAATGCTATATTAGTATTAGACGGTGTTGATGAAGTATGTGTAATATCTAAAGAACGAGGTTTAGGTGAAAAATATATCGTAGCAATTATAAGTAGTCAGGACCCACAGATAAATAAATCGTTAGTGATGAATTCTATAGAAAGCAAACTCATGCCATATGAACTTCCTAAAGATATAATCGTTACTAAAGAAACTCTGCCTAGAAATCAGATGGGCAAAATACAGAGACATGTTATACAAGGCATCTACGGAGAAGTCAATGAAGACCAAAGTTAAAAAGATAGTTGTTGTCGGCGGTGGTGTAGGCGGTTGGCTATCTGCATCTTGGCTAAAAACAAAACATCCAGAACTAGACATAACCCTTATTGAAAGTGATAAAGTAGGAACTATTGGTATTGGTGAAAGTGTCTTACCTCGCCTAGGAACTATGTTAAGTGATATAGGGCTAGAAGAACGAGAGTGGATGTCTTATACACATTCAATATACAAACTTGGTAATAAATTTATTGGCTGGAATATTCCAGGTAAAAGAGACCATGTTACTAATCACTGGTGGCCTTCTAAGTTTGATGAATCATATTATGGATTTTCTTATGCCTTACCAGAAGAACACTTAGCATCAAGTTATTATAATCAATTAAAGACTACCGATTTGTTTTACAACTCTAAAGGTAAAGAAGGTGTTAATGATAAATGGAATGATTATTGGCTTCAATTAGCACGTGATGGTAGAAAAAACTTATGGGAGATTGCACAAGATACACAAGAGGCAACTTACTTGATGGACTACTGTAAGTCTCCTTATGACATGAATGACAATCTGATGTTAGGTTCATGGGAAAGTCTAACATATCATATCGATGCAAATAGATTTCCGAAACTAATTAAAGATAGAGTTGCGATACCAAAGGGTGTTAAGCACATACATGGACACATATCTGAGATTAAAAAAGATGCCGACGGATACATATCATCTGTCGTAACAGACGCAGGCGAAGAATATAGTGGTGATTTATTTTTAGATTGCACAGGCTTTCATAGAGTTCTTACAAAAGAAATGGATGTCGAATGGAAACCTTATAATGAAATTACTACGGACAATTTAATCTTTGCACCAATAAAATACAATGACCCAGTAAAAGAAATGCGTCCATATACTATGAGCAATGCAATGGATGAAGGTTGGTTGTTTATCATTTCATTATATAATAGAATGGGTTCAGGTTATATATTTGATGCTAGTGAGATATCTCCAGAAGATGCAATGAAGAAGTATAAAAAGTATTGGGAAGGTCACGAGTTTATAAGAGAACCTAGACATATAAAATGGGATGCTGGTAAATACGATACGCAATGGAATAACAATGTAGTATCAATCGGAATGACTGGTGGAATGATTGAACCTATGGAAGCAAACGTGTTAGCACTAGCACAGGCTGGTATGAAAATGGTTGAACGAATTATTTCACGTGCAGATGAAAATGATGAAGTGATTGGCAAAGCATCAATCAAGGCATATAATAGTAACCTGAATTGGCTGTTCGATAACATAACAAAATTTGTAGACTATCACTATACTTTAAGTGACAGAACTGACACACCTTTCTGGGCTAAAAAACACCAAAGAGGCATTGATGAAAATCATAAAGAAGAAATATGGAAGCAGTATAGAAATCCTAGATGCACACCAGAATCAGGTGTACCAGATTATATGTGGGCACAAGTAGCCGTTTCTATGGACAAGTTTGATGATGATGTTGAACTTCATGTTCGTCCAGACTTATTAGAGAAAGCAAACGAATCATTTGAATGGTTAAGAAAATCTAGTAAACGAAATGGAATATATGCACCAAACGCCTATGAATGGAATAAGAAAATGTTATTCGGTGATAGAACTCATAGTGAAGTACTAGAAGAAAGTTTAAAACCACAAGATGAAGATAGTTAAAACATTTATAGGTAAGAATAGTTTTGAATTTAATCTTGTAGAATATGACCCAAGTCTACAGAGTGATTTAGAAGATTTCTGTAAGCGATGTGACCGAGAAGGTTACACCAATAACGCAAGTTTTAAAGCATTGAAACTTGGCAAATGGGGTAACTTAGAAAAGTGGTGGCTTGTTTATCATAAAGATAAGATTATCAGCATGAGTGGTGCCCATTATTTTCCACACTTACATTCTAACTGTTTTATTATATTAAGTAGAATGGCTACAATGAAGGCATATAATGGAATGGCATCGCCTTCTGTGTCGGCTAGAAAGATGCAACACAACTTTGCATTTGGAGTTTTTATGCCAGTTCAAATAGATTGGTGTTTAGAAATGGGTGCTACAGATATTATAGGAACTACCAACTCACCAAAAAACGACACAGATAGAAGTGGCACAATGTTTAAAGTCCACGAATATGCTGACAAGTTTTTTAAGATAGGTGACAAAGCAACTAGAATACATAAAGACTTTCCAAGTTACAATACACTACAAGATATTTGGAGATTTAATGTAAGAGACTTTGCGACAATGGAAAAGATAAAATACAAATGACAGTATATATTAACGCAATTAGTGGTCTAACTCCTTTTGGTGACCTAGAAGACACATGGAAGGCAATAACAAATGATGAAGTTTGTTACGGTCCTCTTACTAAATTTTCACATGATAAGAGCATCAGGTCTAAGGTTTCAGGTGAGGTTAAGTTTAATGCTGAAAACCATCCTATCATAACTGAAAGAGAACAAGATAAAATGCCATCGTATATGCAATGGGCATTATCATCAGCAGATAAATTATTACACAAACAAGATTTAGAAAAAGACAGAACTGGTGTTCTTGTATCAACTGCCCTTAGTATGTATAACGAACCTCTACGAGCAAGTGAAAATAAGAATGTCAACACTTATACATTCACCCCAAATCTTATATCAAACAATATCAATATTAAATATGGTTTTACAGGACCAAGTACAATGTTGTCTAGTGCGTGTTCTACAGGACTGTACAGTATCATTATGGGTTGTATGATGATTGAAACAGGACAAGCCGATAACATAATTGCTGGTGCATTTGATGATTCGATTTATAAGGATGCATATAAACAGTTCGGTAAACTAAGAGCATTGTCAACAAAGTACAATGAAACTCCTGAAATAGCAAGTCGTCCATGGGATAAAGATAGAGACGGACTAGTTCTCAGTGAGGGTGGTGCATTATTTTTATTATCAAAAACTAAGACAAAAGATACAATAGCAGAGATATCTGGATATGCAATGAATAACGATGCATTCCAGGCTGTTGCTCCGCATCCAGATGGGACTATGATAGAAAAATGTATGAAAGATGCACTGTTTTATCGCACACCAGACTTAATCAATGCACATGCAACATCTACCCCTAAGGGCGATTATATTGAGGTGGATGCAATCAATAGATTAGGACTAGAAGATGTATGGGTAACAGCAAATAAGTCGCAAATTGGTCACTTAATGGGGGCTGCCGGTGCCATAGAGACTGCTTTAAGCGTACTTTCACTAGAAAATGACATTATTACTCCATCTTTAAACATAAATGAACTAGAAGATGGTTATAATATAAAATATACACCAACTACCATATCACATAAAGTTAATTCAGTACTGTGTAATAGTTTTGGATTTGGTGGGACAAATGCATGTATTTTGTTATCAAAAACTTGACAAGATTGCAAAATGTGTTATACTCTTTATATAAGTTAATAAAGAAGTAGATATTATGATAGACACATCGAACAAACATAGTTACACCCTTGAAAGAGAATCAAAAGTCGTTGTTTACTTTGGTAAATATGACTTCACCAATGGTGCTGAGATTATACATAATATAAAATCATCGGACAGTCCGTATTCATTTTCTAAAGATGAACTTCTTACGGCAGCCGTAGTGGCAAATAAATTCAATTCGAAGTATGTTAAAGCCGGTGGGACTTTTGATATAGTTGAAGGTGAATTTGTGAAGACTGCTTTCAGTAATAAAGACATTCTTGCTTCAATTTTGGTGAGTTATCCACATTTAATACTTGACGAAGACCGACAAAAAGCATCAGACATAATGAGATACTTAGAAGGTGAGTTTTCTTTTAAGATACTTGCTGATACTTTAACTGAATTTGAAAGTAGTATTGCTACATTCTTAGGTGCAGACAGTGATTCATTAGCACAGATAATAGGTGTTGCGGCTTATCTTCCTACTTACTATGATAATGCAGTAAAAAATGATGAACTCCGTGAAAGAAGTTTTCATACTGGACATCTCGGTGAAGTTGGTGAGAAGATAATAACAGAGATTGAAATACTTAGGTCAAAATACTTGGCAGAGACCGCATTTGGTGGCTCAGGTTACATGGTGAGTGCTATTACTACTGACGACCATAGAGTTAGTTTCTTTACTACTAATGATGATTTAGCAAACAGTAAAAAGAATGTTAAGGTTTCATGTAAAGTGAAATCACTAGGTACTGCTTGGAAAGAAGACACGATTAACGAAACTAGAGTTAATTACGTTAGAATTTTAAATGTAGCAGATTTATAGAGCCAAAACTTGACAAACCACAGAACCATGTTATATTATATACATAATCAGAAATAAGAGAGGTCACTTCAATGTTAGAACAGTATGAAAATGAAATTAAAAAGTTAGAAATATTTCTTAAGACTTTTTCTGGTAACACTTCATCAGTAAAAATGAAGAAGTATGCTATTGAGAAAAAGATTGCAGTATATAAAGACATTGTTAATGAAATGAAATTAATACTTGCTATATAAAGGATATAAATTATGAGTGAAATAGATATAAAATCAGTATTCCATTTTGCCAATCTAGCACACAAGGGCCAGAAGCGAAAATACACTGGCGAGGACTATATAGTCCATCCAATGGCTGTCGCTAGATTAGTAGAGAAGCATGGTGGGTCGTTGGACCAGCAGGCAGCCGCTTTATTACACGATGTAGTAGAAGATACACCACATACTTTGGCTGATATCAATGCTTTATTTGGGCATGATATTGCTGAACTAGTTCGGTGGTTAACTGATACATCTAAGCCAGAAGATGGCAATAGGGCTGTTCGAAAAGGCATAGATAGAGACCGATTAGCACAAGCACCAGCAGAAGCACAGTTCATCAAGTTGGCTGATATGATAGATAACTCTGTTACTATTCAGATATTTGATAAACCATTTGCTAAGTTGTTTATGGCTGAAATGAAACAGTTAGTAGACTCCATGCATAAAGTTGCTGGTAGTTCATTATGGATAGATGCTAATGATGTGGTAACTAGATATTACGAGCGTCCACAGTGGGACTAAGTATGCATCAAAACTTGACAAATACTCGTTTTGGTGTATACTATAAGTATAGTTAAAGATAAGAGGAATAAGATATGGGTCAACCACAAAAACAAGTAGCCACAGAAAGCGAATTAGATAGTGCATTAGATGATGTTCTAGCCGCTAATGGTATTGAAGTAGATGATACTCTACCAGAACCTGTAGTATTTGATTATACTGACGAAAAAGTCAAAGAAATGATTGTGAGTAGTCGTGTTCGCCTTCTTATTCGTCACCCATTTTTCGGTACACTTGCTACTCGATTGAAATTAGTCGAGGCAGAATGGTGTCCTACAGCCGCTACTGACGGCAGACATTTTTATTACAACTGTGATTTCTTCCGAACTATGACATCAGAAGAAATTGATTTCGTTGTTGGTCACGAAGTTCTTCACTGTGTATATGAACACTGTGGTGAGTATGGTCGTTTGATGGACATGGAAGAAAATTCACGTGACATGAAACTTTGGAATATTGCGGCTGACTATAAAGTCAATCAAGCCCTAGTCGAATCACGTGTTGGTGTTATGCCAAAGATGGCATTACATGACCGAAAGTATTACAGGAGTTACACCGAAGAGATTTATGAACACCTTAAAGAAACTGGCGAGGGTGATGATAAAGAAACATTAGACCAGCACATGTTTGGTGACGGTAACGGTGACGGCAAGAATGACCCAACTGGTCGTGGTGCTCCTATCAAAGTTTCTAAGCAAGAAGCCCAAGCGATTAAAGACCAGATGAAACAGGCTGTAATACAAGCGGCACAATCAACTGATGCCGGTACTCTTCCTGGTGATGTTAAAAGAATTATAAATGGCATGACTAATCCTAAAATGGATTGGCGTGAACTTCTTAACATTTCAATTCAAAGTCTTTTGAAAAGTGATTTCACATTTATGAGACAATCTCGTAAATCACAATCAATGGGTGTTTATCTTCCTGGTTCAAAAAATGAAGAAAAGATTGATGTTGCAATCGCACTTGATGTTTCTGGTTCTATTTCATCTACTATGATTGAAGAGTTTCTTGGTGAAATGTCTGGCATTATGCAACAGTTCCAAGACTTCAAAATTCGTGTTTGGACTTTTGATACCGAAGTAAATGGCGAGGGTTATAAAGAGTTTGACCCGTACAATGCCGATGAACTTAAAGAGTACGAGATTATCGGTGGCGGTGGTACTGACTTTGATATCAACTATCAGTTTATGAAAGATAATGATATTGAGCCTGATAAGTTTATTATGTTTACTGATGGCTTACCTTGGGATAGTTGGGGTGACGAAAGTTATTGTGATAGTTTGTTTATCATTCACGGTTCTGAAAGCATTGTCCCACCTTTCGGTGAACATGCATACTATAGCGAGGGATGATATGAATGTATGGGTTGGAACATTGTTAACAATACTATTCCTTATTATTGTATTCACACTCTTTGGCTTTACTGGCTTAACTTTAGTAATCCTGCCTTGGATGCTTTATATGTGGGCAACAGAAAAAGACTATCCAAAAAAGGTATGTCAGGCTTGTATAGAAGAAATACATATAGAAGCAATCAAATGTAAACATTGTGGTGAACCACAACCAACAGGAGAACTATGAAAAAATTTATAATCTTAATCAGTTTAATCTTAACAACCAGTTCAGCACTTGCTGAATCAGAATTTGGTCCAGAGTTTGACCTTTATTCATCTGGTTATACCGAAGATGGTTGGTGGTTTGCACCTTCTGGTATGACATATAAAAATATTGATGAACCTATAGACTATAATATTTGTATTGACTACAAAGTATATGAATGGACTTTATGTAAGGAAATTCTTAAGTCACGTGGATATAGATTCCATAATACTCTTAATGATATTGATGTATCAGAAATCTATGAAGATGATTTTGAACTAGCAAAACTTCAATAAACATACCAAAAAATTACGATTATCAAGCCCACCTACTACGGTGGGTTTTTTGATAAATATTTCTTATGAGAGATACCCTCCTTCTAAATGCAGACGGCAATCCTTTAAGTGTCGCACCCCTTTCAACACTAACTTGGCAAGAGAGTGTAAAACTCGTTTGGCTTGACCGTATTAACGTCCTGGAATGGCACGAGGACTGGCAGGTACATAGTCCTACACTTACAATGACTGTGCCGAGTGTTATAATGACCAGAGATTTTGTTAGACAACGAACTAATACTTCATTCAGTCGAAGCAATGTTTATCTAAGAGATAATTATATTTGCCAATACTGTAAACAAATGTTTAGTTATAAAGAATTAACACTCGACCATGTTCTTCCAAAATCTCTTGGCGGTAAATTAACATGGACTAATACTGTGACTGCGTGTAAAAAATGCAATAATCAAAAAGGTAGTCACACTCACATAAAACCTTATAGAGAACCTAAACAACCAGACTTCTATGAACTGGTAAGTGGTGTCAGTTTGAAACAAGTTGACCACGAAATATGGCTAAAATACCTAAATACTACAGAAGAGGTCAATATGGTCTACATTTAAGGAAGTTCTAATGAAAAAGAAATCTATTCAACTAGAAGAAATTTCTAATCTAAAAACAATGTCCGAAAAGAACATGGACTACTTGGAAGAGTTTGACTTATTTGAAAAAGGCGGTGCTAATAACACTATTCTAGTTGACTGGGTACTAGGAAATACCTGTGATTATACATGTACATATTGTAGTCCAGATAATTATGATGGTAGTGCGCCATGGCCAGACCTCGAAGTTTTTAAAAACTGTGTTACTGCTGTAACCAATTATTATAATTACCATAACAAAATAGTTAAATGGAATTTATTGGGTGGTGAAGTAACAGTATGGAAAGATTTTGATAAAGCATTAGAGATAATAAACAACGCTGGTTCATTAAATAACACGGTCAGTATACAAACAAATGGTTCTCGTACTGTAAGATGGTGGGAAAAGAATGCACACCTGATGTCTGAAGTTCTATTTAGTTATCATCCCGAACAAGCAGATTATAAACATATGACTAAAGTTGTAAATGCTTTATATGATGCGGGTGTATATGATATTTCTTTGATGATATGTTTTTATCCAAAACTAGAAGAATTATGTTTTGAAGCAGCCGAATATTTCTTAGAAAATCTACGTTGTGGAGGCAGAGTATCAATGAAGCCTTTACAAAAGAAATTAGGAACGGGTGAAACCTTTGTATACGAAGAGCGTGTTAAAAACAGAATGAATCATCTCGCAAGTATAGATTTACCAGGAAGAGTACCAGACGTTTCAGGAGATGTCAAATTAACTCCTTCTATTATGTATTGGACAAACACTACTACAGGAAAAAGAGTGTTAGCAGATGCAAATGATTTAGCACATGAAAGAAGAAATCATTGGAAGGGTTGGGATTGTAATATAGGTATTGAGAAAATAAATATTACTGATGACGGTTGGTTTATCAGTGGAAGTTACTGTGGTCAAGTTAGACGCAATTTTGGTCATATTACAAGGCCCGAGGCTATTAAATTTCCAACTAAAAGTATCACCTGTAAATGGGATTGGTGTCCATGTGGGTCTGATATATGCACTACAAAATCTAAGAAACGTATCAGATGGATAAGAAATGAGTGAAGTACACGACACAGAGGTATGTATATACGATTTTGAATATGGTATGCAGGAATGTATGGGCAATATTATAAATGTTCCGTATTTTTCTGGGTCATGGACTAAGGGTGGACCTAAATGTACTTATAACATAATCTTACTAAGTAAACCTTTCGATTGTCTCACAAGACAACTAGCAGATATTTCCAATCATTCTAAGACTTCGTTCTTAGAAAACGAACATAAAAATATGTGGCATTCGTTAAATGGAAGTGATGCGTTTTATACGCAGATAAATAATTACATAGATACGATTAATAATAAGTTTATTATACATCCTAGAAATTTGTTATTTGATTATAATGTTATTTTACCAAGGTTACAATCATTTCTCAACTTACCAGATGGAACTATTCAATTTAATCCAGACGATTATTGGTCATGGTATCAAAAAAATGTTAACATAGGATAACAAATAATTCAAAAATATACAAAAAATACTTGACTTCGTGGTGTAAACCATGTAGAATAGAATAGTGAATTGAGTAAATTAATTCATATTATATATAATATCAATTAAACAATGACAATAAGGAGCAATTTATGTCAGAACAAGAAACAACAGCGGCACCTGAAGCAACATCACCAAGTGTTACGGTAAATGATTTGGTCAATATTTACAACATTATTGACTTAGCATCTAAGCGTGGCGCATTTCAGGCTAACGAACTATCGTCAGTCGGTGCAGTGGCAAATAAAGTCAAAGAATTTGTAGACCACGTTCAAGCGGCACAAGAAGCGGCCGCGGCTGAGCAAGGTGGAGAAAATGCAGATGTGACTGAAGGCGGTGCATAATGGCATCGTTTATTAAACATGTAGGCAAGCATAAAGGGACTGGTACTCGTTTGAGTGTCGTCTTTATGCAACTACCTAACGAACCAGAGAGTGCGTTAGTCGTTTACAGTGATTCTTTGCCAGACAAATATCATCAATCTTTTATGGACGCTATTGAATCTAAAGAAGGTCAATCTTCAAAAGAATTGTATGAAGTTCTAACTCGCAAAGTATTTCCAAATGGACAAGGCATGTTAGATACTTTACACAAAGAAGGTTATCTAGGAAAAGTAGCGGCTGACCAAATTGTTATGACACCTAACTCAGCAACAGTTATACCTTTACCTCAGTTGTTATCAGAAATGTCAAAAATTTCTGGTGCAGATGAAGTTGGTGTACAAGAAGAAAGAGGTCAATCTTTTACTGAAAATGTACAAGAACAGATTGACACTGATGCGGCTGGTGATAACAAAAAGATTGCACAGAACTTACTAATTCAAGCAATGCTTTTAGAAAAAGAAGCAGAAAAGAAACGTTCTGAAGCAGTGAGATTTGACCCGTCTCTAACCGAGAAGGCTGAGAAACCTGCCAAAAAAGGCAGAGGTAGACCAGCAGGAACTACTGCGAAAGCAATGGCGGCAAGAGCAAAAGCGGCGGCAACAGAATAAGTATACTTAAAACTTAGAGAGGCATCAAAATGATGGACGACCCAGACTTTGATAAGTTAATGGATGAAATATTTCCAATGAGTATTCCAACGGAATATGTAGAAAGTATACTAGTAACATTAGCAAGTGGACAAGAGATTGAAATGTCAGGTGATGAACTTTTACATCCTCTGCCACTTGCTGATGATTTAAACTGGGAAAGTCTTGTACATCGATTTGATAAAATTGCTGATGTCCAAGTAAAGATTGACGTAGAAAAGATTAAACATGATGTAGCCGTTAATGTAAAAACAATCTTTGATAATCACTTTGATGATGATGACATAGATACTGGAACAATTGATGGTGAAATTGAAGATGAGAACAAGGACACATTGACAGACAATGATTAATATGATATTGGCTGCCGATGAGATTGGCGGTATTGGATTTAAAAACGGACTACCATGGCCAAAAATCAAAGAAGACTTAAACTGGTTTAGACAACTAACTGAAGAAAATGTAATAGTTATGGGGTCTACCACTTGGAAAAGTCTAGGTATTCATGCACCATTAAAGCACAGACATAACTATGTAATCAGTTCAACTCATAGCAAAGATGACTTTCCTGGTTGTTTTGCAGTACGTAATCCAAAGATAGATTCAATAGAAGTAATACTCAAAGCATTAGATTATTCATATCCAGAACAAGATATATTTGTGATTGGTGGTAAAACTCTCTATGACGAAGCCATACATTATTGCGATGCTTTGTTTCTTACTAGAGTACACGACTTGTACTACACAGATACAGTGGTGGACCTGGATTTCTACACGAAAGACTTTGTATTGTTAAATCAGATGTACGCACAAGGTAATCAAAATACACCAGATATAACATTCGAAACATATTTAAGACAAGAACCATACAATCCACAAGAAGAGTTCGATTGGGATGATGATATACCGTTCTAACTTTCAAAATATGATAAATAAGAGTAGTAATAACTAATATAACTTTATCGATACTTAGGAGTAATAATATGATAAAAGAGAGCGTAATAATCACACCACATACTGATAAAGCATATGATTCAGTGGATGCATTTTATAGTGAAAATGACTATGATAGTTACAGAGACCACTTCAGAACATTCTTGGCTGACAAGGGCGTTGACATTGATGATGAAGCAGTATATATGACTGCATTAGTTGATGGCGATTCTAAAGTCAAAATAACAATAGCATTCGCAGATGAGGCTCAACTTGATGAGTGTAGTGAGAGTGACGATTATTTTGCTATGTTGGCAATGGAACACACAATGCCTGCATCAGAAGATACAACTACTGTACACTTATTCTAAATCAAACAGTATTATGCCTATTCCAGGTATGATATGATTTCTTTGTACTACCGTCTTTGGGCGGTAGACAAAATACCATGTGAAATCTAAGATGCTCACCTGCATTTAAGGCAGTATGTCTCTTAGTTGTGTCTACCATGTAGGTAGTACTCTCATGTAACTTTTCAGTCTTATCATCTATTATCATAAAACATCCATCATTCGTTATCAATGGTAAATGAATTCTAGGTGTTTCATCATAGTGATATGTTAAGCATGATTTCCAGTTCATCATCATATATCTACCACGAACTGCTCCATACTCTTTAAAAATAGTATTGATTACTTCTTCAGTGTATGTGCCTTTTAAGTAATCACAAACTTCTGAAAAATCTTCTTCTTGTAATATTACATCACGTACTTTAGGTTTTGAATTAGGGTCAGAGGCATCATGGTAGTCATAATCTACATATAAACTAAGAGTACCTTTTAGTCTTTGTTCTTCTTCTGGCGTACCTGACATAGTTTGAAGCATCATCTGACCATTATTCTTAATCAAAAATTTCTCAATATTCATATCATTGAATTCTTTTCTAAGTTTATCATAGTCGATATTTAATTCTAATTCAGTAACATTACTCATGTCATTATTCCTTATCCAATTCTAATTGTATAGCATTCTGTATTTCATCTGTTATACAAATTTTGTTTCCCTTTTCATCATGGACCCACATCCATATTTCTAATGCAGTATATCCTGGATGGTCGTTAACATATTCTTCTTGTATCATCTTTGCTGGTGCAGTTACATATAATGGTCCAAACTTTGGTAAGATTGCGTTTGCCACAGTTACTGCATTGATATTATAATAGTTATAGTTCATTAGTTTACTTATAGGAATAGTTAAACTTGGTGCTATATCATTACCAAACAATATTCCTGCTCTTATTCCACCCAACAGAAAAGACTTACTAAGACTGAATGCTACACAATCTATAACGGGATTCTCAACATTCATAGTTTCTAAAGACGTTCCATAGAATGCACAGTCCAAGAATATCTTACTATTTGTTCTCTCGCATTGCTTTATTAGTTCAGGAAACCACGTTGAAATACTTCCTGTATGATTAGGTTGACTAATGATTATGTAACTGTTTTCTTCTATCGTCTCTAGGTCCGTATGGTGGATACACTCCGCCGTATATGGAGACAATAAAGCAGTATAAAACATATAGTCATCATTGAAGTAATAAAACTTGTTAACTGTTTTAGATTTGTATGCAACTTGATTAACTATGGCATCATGGATTCCATTACAAAATGCCCATTCACTAAACTTATCTACACCAGAAAATCTATATGTCCAATTTAACCAGTTAGCATGATAGTCATCTAGTTCATCAGATGAACCTTTGTTCTTCATATGCAAACTGTCTAATACTTTTCTGACCTGATTTGGACAAAAACTATGTACTGAACCTTCAGGTGAAAGTGTCGATGCTGGATACTTTCCTCTTTCTAATAAGTACATTGTGTATGAGTTCGCTAACACCATATATTCTCAATAATATGACAGTACATACTCAATCGTTGTTCGTCAGGACCTATACACATATCTGGGTTTCCATGTAATTGTGTTTTGTTATTAATCATCATATATCCTGTGTTTTGAATACAATCAAATTGATGTCTAACTTTTGGTATTGGGCCCTCACCATCTTTGTAGTAGTATTTTTGAAGTGTGTCTTTTTCGTATATTTCACTTTCATCTACATCAAAAAATATAGTCGGAGAACTATCATTATTTGTTAGATAGAGTTGCATAACCTTATCAACTTTTGAATTATCGATATGTCTTGTTATGGAAAATCCCTCTAAGTCTAACCAAAACGCCGGCCATATTGATTCTATTTTCATTTGTAGTACTTCTTCTAAAATACTTTTTTTAGAATTAATATGTTTTTCTATACGTTCAAAAACACTATGGGGTTCAACTATAATACATCTTCTATTCTTTTGTTCCTGGGTTTTTTGAGGTTCCCATGGCATATCCATTAGATTTAATTGTGAAAGTTCATGTATTAATTCTTCTGATACTGCATCTTTTATTGCAAACAGATTATTTAAATCATCTATTGGTCTTATATTCATTTGTCTTTCCTTTCATAATGAATAATTTAATAGTCACTTCTTAATCTTCTGTTCTGTATATTTACAATGCTTTCGTATATACGGGTCATACATATTCAACGTCATCTTTTCTGGATGTAGTCTTTTATTTTTATGTCGTGTATAAAAATGTGCTGACTCTGTTGATTGCATTCTTATTTTTTCTCGCATAGTTTCCTTCTATTTTTTACAGTTACACGAACCACTTTTCGCACCTACATAACCAGCAACAATACCAATTATACCAGTGATACTCATCTGGAGTAGTTCTATAATATTCGAGTCTAACTCACCGCCATTTTCTCTAGCCATCATAAACTCATCTACAACAATAAGTCCTAGAATACCCATCAAACTTATTGCCATTACTAGAACAATAATTCCTTTAATATTTTCCATTTTATCTCCTACGAATAGCATCATGGAATTTAACCATCTTTTCCAATGCTTCTACTCGTTCAGTTAATCGCCCAATTTCCTCTAACAGTTCTTTGACTGTCTTCTCTAATTCATCTGCCATATACTATTTTTTAGTTGTTAATTTTTTCTTTACAGTCTTTGCCTTCTTAGTAGCCTTTGGTTGCACCTCCTTAATAGGCTTCTTAGTAATTGCTTTCTCTGTACTCTTATTTAGTTTCTTTCCTTTACCAGATAGATATGCTGGTGCTTTATTTTCACCTCTGTATGTTGCAGGGTCTACTCCTTTTCCAAAGAATAGTTCTGTCAATGAAGGTAGTTTTAACATGTTACTTCTCCTTTTTAAATGATTTATCACCTGGATATATGGGTACCATTGCTCCAGGTTTACGTTTTGGTATCTTACTGTCTGCACTACTTACACAACTTTCACTAATACAAACTCTTGGTTTATCAAATAGTTTAAAGCCACTCTCTACATACCCTAATGGTTCGTCCGCACAACTGTATGAACGTTTTATACTGCCATCTGGTTCTCTAATAATGATACCTTTAAACCCACTTGTACATTCCCAGCCCTTAAACTTATTAAAGTTAAAAGCATTGAAACGTTCTGCTTGGTCCATGTACCATTTCTTTCCTTTACTGTCTTGGAATTCTACTTGCATTTGGTGTGGCACTGATTTGTCATCACCATTTATCGCATCCATTCTCCACATACTACCTGATTTAGGTTTTGGTCTTACTACTTTTATGCCAGTTTCTTCTTGTAGTTTAGATGTGAAGTCTCTTTGTGGCATGCCTTTACGCATTGTTTTTAATTGTTCGTCTGTGTAACCAGATACTACGAAAGATGCAGTTGGGTCACTCTGAGGTTTTAATGTAACATTTATACCACGATTGTGAAAGTATAATGCTCTTTCCCAGTCTCGGTCAAACCATTCAGGAACAAGAACCATGTTGATTGTTACGTGTACATCATGTTCCATACAGTACAATAACTTATCAGCAAACTCTTCTTCTTTCGCATACTCACTATGGAATGATGCTGTGATACTTGCTCGGTGCATTTTTGCAACTGTTTTGCAATAGGTTTCATGCCACTTCATATTACGTGACATGTTAGTTGTCATATGAACAGAAGTATAATTAGTATTATCCACATCTCCAGCGAGGTGATTGAGGATGTCCAAATAGCCAGGATGAAAAGTAGGTTCACCACCAGATAAAGAAAAGTGAAAAGAGTTAAATCCATTTTGTCTTGCTTGCCTTTTTATTTCGTCTATCGTTGCTAGACATAGTTCAGTTGGTCTGTGGTCTTTACGGTCACTTCTAGCATACGGCCAACAGTACGAACACTTGTAGTTGCAGAAACGTCCTAATAACCAACTTACTGAAAATAAATCTCTATATAAAAGGGTTCGTTGTCCTACACTAACGAGGTCATCGAATGGTATTTCTGTGAAGTCATATTGTGACCAATATAATTCGTCTGTTTTATCACTCATGTATGAAGTCTCTCCAATTAGTTCCGTGTATTTTGTCCATTATTTCACTTTGTTCTATCAACTGTTCTCTTAGTAATTTATCTTCCATCGCATCTGGCGACATAAACGCAGGTCGTATAACTGGTGTCGATGAGAAACAATCAATGTTATTATCATTGCACCAACCTAATATTTCATGCATATGCTTGTGATTAAAAACCATAGGCAAAACTGATACTGTCACATAAGAATTACTTGGTTTTAATTTATTGAACTTCACAAGGTTTTCACTCGTTTGTTTCCAACTTGAACCTGGTCGTATATACTCATAGCGTTTGCCTATTGCTTCAATACTCACATTTATCTGTATTCTTCTAAACTTCTCAAACAAATGATTCCAGTCTGTCATATCATAACTTCCATTTGTTATCAATTGTACTTCAATATTAGAAGAAACTCCTTCGTCTATTAGTCTTTGTATAATCTTTTTTACTTGTGGTATCATAAATGGTTCACCACCTGTAAACTTTATAATCTTTGCATCTAACATAAGATGACTAAACTCTAATGCTTTTTTTGTCCAACGTGTCTTTGGTTCTTCGTGTCTTGCTTCGTATCCGTACCAATTATATTCTTTATTATCTCTTATGAGATTTGCCCATTTACTACTACTTCCTGGATGACACATTCGACAAGCAAAGTTACAAGTATTGTTTATCTTTAAATCCCAATGCTTAATACCAGTTTCACCTTTGAACTGGTCATTGTATGTTGTTCGTAAACTTCTACCTGTTAGTTCTTCACTTAGTTTACACTCAGCACATCCATCTAGCCATTCTGTCTCACTTTGCTTACCCCATTCAGCATGTCTTGTTTGCCAATCATCATCAAAATATAATAGTTCTTCATCGGGTTTTGACAACCATGCACAACAGGGTCTTATAGTAGACGTGGTATCTATTACTACACCATGTTTAAATATTGCACATTCTGGCATTACTGTTTCCTACTTATGGCTCATCCCACATGGCTCATCAAATCTAACATTGAAGAAACGTTGCTTGGTTCTATAAGCCTTCTCAACTATTTCATAATCTATTCCAACTGTATTTAACACAGTTTTAATATCTTCTCTGTCTTCCTCTGCCATTTCTTCACGTACATTATCTCTAATGTCTTGTTCTACCATATCATATATACTACTAAAACACCACTCACAAAATGTAACTGGCATCACACCAAAGAGTCCTTGAATTCCACCACACGATTCATCATATTCATCGTTACAAATAGAACATTTTGGTTTTGGTTTAGATGTTTGCAATTCACGTATGTAGTCATTCGCTGTTCTTTTTTTCATCATCCTTCCTATTCTTTAAAACAATATGTATATACCATTTCATTAACCATTCAACTTTCCTAGGGTATTGGTCTGGATTAGGTATCTTATCTTCTCCAAAGTAATCAATAAATCCTTGTATATCTTCATCACTCATAATGGAATATCCCTATTCTCTTTAGCACAGTGTGATTGACAAACTTCTAGTTTACTCATATTGTTTTCAATCCACTCAAAGATTGGACCTTCTATAATCTCTTCCATAGAATAATGATGTATGTTATGATACTTCTTATCTATACCAGATTCATTCCAAAGTCCAGTCATTCTTCTTGTAATGCCAAACCAACAACAAGGCAGTACATATCCTTTTGATGTGATATAAAGATTGCCCATTGTTTTATGAAATGTTCCTTGTCCATTTCCAACAGCCGCTTTACACTTTGGTTGTATCTCAAAAGTTTTGTTCCAAGTCATACTAAGCCCTCGATTCCTACATAACCTTCTGGTAATACAATCTCATCTATTTCATTTGCAGGGTCTGTGTTTCTAAAAGACTTAATCACCACAAATCTATCAAAGTTCTCATCTTCAGATAGTTTCTTAATGTCACTTATCTGATGCTGATTCCATTTGAATACAATAAACTGCCACATCGCTTTGCCACCTGAAGAGATATATGCTCTCCAGTTCTTTTGTAAAGTATTCCAATCAACATTCTTTCTATAAAGATGATTGGTTTCTTCATCTCCGTCTATTCCGAATACAACTACTAAACGGTTGTTTAATTCTTTAGATAATTCTCCTAACTCACTCCAGAAACTTTCATTTCTTGACCCACCATTCACGTGAACCCAAATGTCTTTTTCTTTATTGTCCAGGTGATAGAAATACTTTATGATTTCTATTACATCTGGATTTATTACTGGTTCATCTAAGTTGCCACACAAGACTACTTCGTCTAAGTGTGACCATCTATCAGGCAGAAATGTCTTCTTTATATCTGCTACTGATAGATAGGTATTATTCAGTTCAACATCGTAATCTAAAGTAAACGTATCTCGTTCTTCAGTCTTTTCATTCTGAAGTTTAACAAGATAACTTCGTTCACACTGTGGACAAAAGGCATTACAATAGTTTGTTATTTCTAACTGTAAACGTCCTATATTGCCTTCGGTTGCCCACAACATTTATCAATCAATGTCCAGTTCTGGCCAAGTGGCTAATGATTTTTCTGCTGAATAGTTGAATATCTCTGCGGTTGCCCATTCTTTTTCAATACACCACCAACACCCTTTACATTCTTTTGTAAAGTTCTCTGTCTCTTCAATCCAACCTTCACAAGACCTAGTCAATGCACCAAGAGAAGCAAGTAGTCCATACTTCTTATAGAATGCTAGTACAATTCTTTTGTCTGAATGAATGAACGGTAGATATTCAGTATGGTAATCGCATCTGCATTCACTTCTTTCATCAATCCACCATTGGCGATTGTCCCAATCTCTACGTTCTGCTCTACGCTTCCATCTCTTTCTCCAGAGTGGTGCGCCAATTTCTTCAGGTGGGTTAACAGTTACACCATTAAATAATGCAGTAATGTTATGCTTGGCAACCATGTCCCATGACAATCTAGTTCCATTATCAATGTAATCTTTTGCTGTAGTCATTCTAACCATATGCTCACCAAACTTTACATTAGGGAAAGCATTCATTACAAACTCACGTGCTTTTGCGGCATAGATATGTTGCCATGGCTTTTCTTCGTGGCAACAAGACCATACATAGATTGTAATATCTAGGTCATTCTCATTAATATGGTGTGCTAATAACCACAACAATATTGATGAATCCATGCCACCTGACATTCCAATACCAATATTCTTATGAAAACCCCAATCTTTCGATTCGAAAGGTAATGTGATTTTGTACTCTTCGGGATGTGCTTCTTCCGCATTGTTTCCCCGTCTGTAAACAATGGCTCTGTCTTCAATAATCATTTAATATATTCCTCGTTTTGTTAGTTTTACATTTAAGTTGGAGCACCTCGTTGTGCATACCTTTAGTTTTGGATTGTTTTCATCGTCATAACCATTAGAGAAACTTTCCTCTAAATCTTTTGTAAAGAAGTCATGGCTTATTATATCACGGAATGAATGAGAATGCAAGTTATTCCAGCCCTCATTGTACTTTTTAGTGAATCTTAACCAATTTTCTCTACCACCAGCATCATATTGTGTCTTGTATTGATAGTTAGAGTTCATCCAACAACATCTCCATACAGAACCATCATGTGAAATCTGGTATCTATTATTCGTACCCCATAGACAAGTGATACCTGTTTGTTCTCTTGCTATCTCTAGGTTCGCTTCGGCACTAAGTTTAGTATCAACTTTTATATCTTTGATAACACTTCTTGCTTTCTTCAGATTCTTTTCAACTAAATCATCACTGATATTCATCAAGTCTTCGTCTTCTTCTTTCATCTTATCAAGTTCATTCAACTTCTCACTCAAAGCAATCTTAACTGCCTTTTGTTCTACACGTTGAATTCTATTTCTTTGAAATTTGTCAAATCCATGTTCTGCCGCCAGCATCTTTGCTGTTTCCACAAGTTCTTCATTGAAATCGAATGGAATCATTTTCCATACTGCACAACCACCGCCACTGATAAATGCTTCTGCATTTTTAATTATCTTATCAAAGTCAGTGCCAATTCTGTACATATTTTGTGTTTCATTATCTGTTCCATCTAAGTCAAACATTACGTGATGTCTTCCTGGTAGATGTTCGTGTAGTATTTCACCTAGTTTCTTCCAAAAGGCTGGTGACTTGTATGAACCATTTGTTGAAATAGTCATATCATGTAATCCATTAAAATTAGCATGTAAGTTACCATTTCCATCACCAACATAGTCATCAGTCGGAATATCGCCTTTTGTTGTTTTGGCCGCATACTCTACCAGTTCTAAGAAGTCAGGATGAAAGGGACTATCACCAAAACTTCCATCGTAAGTTAGATACTTAACTTCATCTTTTATCGAATCAATAAGTTGATGATGAATATCTACTGGCAAGTTCCAGTTCTTTGGTGGTGCTGAAACTTCGTCTGTATCAGGATTAAATACTTTATGTCTGATACAACCAGGACACTTTGCTTGACAGTTAGAGGTAACCTCTATCGTTATTTCCATATTCCTTCTATTCATTTATATAATCCCATACTTTAGGTGCTAATGTCTTACATGACACATCATATAATTCATCTTGTAATCGAACCAGTTCTTTAAACTTTGGCTCTTCTAATGTTCTATTGCCTTTTAATCTTTTGGCAAACTCTGCTGTAAAATCATTTACAACTAATTCTTCTAGTATCTTATCTTTCACATCTTCTTCCAAGTTAACAATGTCCATAGCCTGTGGCCAATGCACAAATGTAGTTCTTATATTTACTTTTTTTGTAGGTATCAACTTCTTAATGTCTAAGAAGTCGTTATATATTTCATTCATATAGAACGCATGGTATGCCGATGTAGTACAAACAAATAAGAAGTTATGAACTAGTGGTGCAACTTCAACAATGTTCTTCAGCACAGTCTGATAGTCGCCATCTGTCCTAAAGTAGTTAAATAAGTCTCCTGTGCCGTCTAATGATACAGTTACACTAACTCTTTTGAAGTGTGGCCACAATGTTTTAACTGTCCACCCTTTGTACTCAAGTATACTCATATTACTATTGTAAACAAGAGATATCTTTTTTGTATCAATTCTTGGGTCATCAATCATTCGTTGTAATGTCTTATACATATCTCTAGTATAGAATGGTTCACCGCCAGAGAACTCAATATTCTCTACAGTTGGCAATACATTATCAAACAAATCATCCATCACTCTGTCATCTGGAATATCTATTTTATTTGTAGGTGGTGATATGTGACTGAAGTTAAAATCTTTCTTTAACTTTAATTCTATTGTAGGATTATCTTTGCCAGTCTGTTCAAACCTAGAGTTCGATGACGTGTCACAATGCCTACATTTATAGTTACATGCTCGTGTCATCTTTAACTGCAAGTCTTTTATATGAATAGTATCTGACTCATAATCTGGGTCAGTATGTATTGTATTCTCTAGTGACCTAGTTCTGTATGAAGATAGTCCTGACTCCTCTTGTATCTGGCAATCAATACATCCAGCAGGCCACTCATCGTTACGCAACTGCTGTCTAACTTTAACAAAGTCGGCGTTGTTAATCACTTGTGATGGCAGTTTATCTATATCAGATTCTACAAAATCATTTCTTTTGAATCTGAAACAAGGAGCAAATCCACCAGACTTCAAATCTAAATGCGACCATGCGTACTTACATTTCATCGGAGTTCTCCTGCTTCGTGTCTCTGTTGTATATATTTAAGTGAGAAACCTGGTTCTTTCATCATCTTATCTACTTCGGCATATCCCTCTAATTCAGTACATAATTTATAAAGAATATCTTTTTCTTTCAATGCTTGTACTAAATCAGGATTATAATCTCCTATATTAGAATCATAATATTCTGTATCTAATAGATGAGTTTTCTTCAAAAATAGATACCACGCATATTCTTTTTCTTCTGTGGGTTTTCTATTTCTTTCTAATATCTTCTTTGCTCTATCAATTCTTACTTGAGCGGCTGGTTCACGTTCTTTACTATCCCACTCATCTAATATCCATTGTTCATACCAATCTGGTCCAAAGTGTGGACAATATTCTCCTGTCTCTACCATCTTAAACGAACATGACCACGTAGGATGATTCTTAGCAAAATAGTCCATATCATCTGCAAAGCCATTTAAGTTTAACGTGCTGTAGGTAGAATGTATGTGACCTCTTTCTATGTTCTTTAATTGTGATAGATATTCTTCATAGATTTCTATTGATTCTTCCCAACCTGGCGAACCCCATCGTTGATATTCATTGTAAGCATTACAACCATCTATTGAACCTGTCAGTATGATTTTTCTGAAACGATTAAGTTTCTCAACCATTACATCATCTAATCTCTTTGTTGTGTTTGTGATTATTTCTAGTAAAACATTTTCTACTTTACATTTCTCAATCAACCAATCAATAAGTTTTGGAAAGTTTGGTGAGAAGAAAGGTTCTCCACCTAGTATCTTAATCTTCTCCAGATGTTGCCAATCTACGTTTAATTCTTTTAGATACTCAATTCTTTTCTTTGGTATTTTAGTTGGCTGTCTGCCTCTCATACCTTTTTCGTTTAAAAGAAAGTCATCTCTATAGTATAACTGACTTGAGAATAAAGAGTCACACATTTTACATTGCAGGTTACAAAGATTATCTAAACTCAACTCTATTGAACGTAATCTATCAAAGTCTTCAGTTAGAGTTACATTTTCTAACTTGAAGTGTACGTTGTTGGCAGCCCATCGCATCGACTCATTGCCTTCTGCGTAACATAAAGAACATTCTTTAGTCTTCACACCATTTAACATATTCTTTCTTAGCCAAAGATACTTGTCATTAAATGGTTTTGTTGCGTCTTCTTCTATGTGGTCTTCATCGTTTCCTACTGTAAACCTACAACATGGTCGGGCAACATTCTTCATAGAAACTGCCATATGATTCCATGCTAACATACATACTACGCCGTTATCTTTCATTACATCATCGCCTTAAATCTTGCATCTAAATCTAAAATATTTTCATCTCTGTATCCATCATACCTATTTTGAATCTCTATAAATTCTTTACTTCCAGTATACTCTGTAGTTTCAAGTATATTTATAAGAGTGTCAACTGCAACATATACGTTTCTGTCATCGGACATACCTAAAGCCACAATAGAGTTAGGTTTATAATTATCTATCCAATTTTTAAGAAAATCTATTGATTTTTGTTTTAACTCTGGTGGTATACAAGAGACTGCCATGCCTTTTGGCCACCAAACTTGGTTAGGGTCAATCCTTACTTTCGCATTAATCAACTCGTCCCACCATTTATCTATTGTTACTAAATTTATGGCAGTACATGTCATCTGAATTGATACATCACAACCTTCATGGGCTTCACTTGCTGACCTATATTTTTCTATGTTATTCTTAATCACATTCCATTTGATGTTACTTTTTCTTTGAAATTCTTGTGTTTCACCAGTGCCATCTATTGATAATACAATCTGCAAGCCTGCTCCATCACAAAATCTCATTAAAGTATCAAACCATTTCTTTGATGCATTAGTGCCATTTGTTGTTACTACACATCTAATTTTTGGATAATTATCAGCAATATGGTTCATAAACTTTCTTACTCCTAAATCAATAGAAGGTTCTCCACCTAGAATAGATATCTCTTCGCAGTCACTTAAGTCTAAGTCATAAACATCATTTGTGTCTATGTGTAGTATAAAATCTTTTCCTGTATGCTTAATAGCCTCTTCTTCAAGCAAGGATGACGATGATGGTCCACACATTCTACACATCATATTACATTTATTACCCGCTCTGTAATCAAGTCTCACAATTTTAGTTATTCCATCTGGTGAATTACAATTGGCGTCAGGACAAACTTCTTCTCCACCGCAGTGTGATTGCAAATCGTATTGTTCGTAAAATGTTCTTCTGGAATCCTTACCTAAACTCTCATTATGTATGCATTCTCTACAAAATATAGATTCCTTATCATCGTACATTCTTTTTTTGAAGTCACGCAGATAGTCAGACTTTTCATATTCTTTTACGGTGCCTTCGAAAGTCTCACCTTTCCATTCACAGCATGGTCTACATCCTTGTGTACCTTCATAATATAGACCCAACCAAGGGGCGTTACAGTAAGGTTTATCTCTCATCTATTACTCTTCAAATAGGTCTTTATATTGGGGAACTATATCTAAAATGTTTTGGTCACGAGTTCCATCTAATGCTTTTGTCATCTTAACAAAATCAGGTAACCATTTTTCCGAATAATCTTCACTCATCATAAATCTAACTGTTGAATCTAAAACTGTACAAAAGTGCTTCTTAGTTTTGTCGGGATGGTCACTTGCCATTACCCATTCTTTGTACTCATCATATAGTTCTACCACTTCTTGTTTATTCTTTTCTGGTAGTACTTTGATGTTATAATATTTTGGTGAGTGACACATGTGTTGTGTTATTGTTGGACGTGGACAATGCCAAGGATTAAACTTGTCTAGTCCAGACTCTTCTAGTTTCCATTTCATAAACTCTGGCATATGATATACATTCATCGGTGTAACGGTAAAGGCAAACCATGCTTTCAAGTTTATACGTTCATTGTCATTTAATGTTTTCATATGTTTATAGACTGCTGGAAACTTTGCTGGTGTTCTTTGATAATCAAATACATCATTACAACCATCTATACTAACACCAATACGTATCTGCTTAAACTGTTCCCATAAATGAACTAATCTATCAGGCACCATTGTTAGATTTGTATTGTATTCTAATTGTATTTCACTTGCATTGCCACTCTCAACAAGTTTTTCTAAACTCTCTTGGTGTTCTGCAATGATTAGTGGTTCACCGCCAACGATATATAATTTCTTAGCCTTAGTACAATACTTGTCAAACTGTTCCCAATAATGGTCAGCATTCTTAAACCAATCATATTGGTCAGTACTCCACTTACCTTTGTTGTTCTGTACTAATTGAATTCTATCGTGTGTATCTTTATATGAAGTGGACTTATGTACTTTTACAAAGTCATCATACCACATGTGCGAGTCTGTAGGTCCACACATACGACATTTTAGATTACAGAAGTTACCATACCTAATATCAAAGAAATCGATATTCTGTTTTTCAACATCTAATGTTCCATCTTCTTCAGTGTTTTCAAAAATCTCTTCCTTTGTGAGTTTCCAATCTTCGAACTCATACTCTCTTCTTGACCTTATACCATTTACTTCTTCTTGTCTACAACGTTCACATTCAGGATGCCATTCACCTTTCATCATGCTCTTACGAACATCTTTTAATATGACTGCATTTCTGGCTTCATTGAAATCATCACGGCCTGCATTATATGGCGTACCATCTTCTTTCTTCATTATACCACGTTGTGGTGAATAAGAGTTTGTGTTACAACATATCCTTAAGTCACCATTGTTTCTTAGATTGATTGAGTTCCATGGTAGTGGACAAAAAGTATTACCTTTTGATTTAGGTACGTTTTCAAAATCTTTAGCCATAATATATCCTTATTTAAATCCCCATTCTTTTTCTTTGCACCACCAACATTCGCCGCAATGTCCTAGTCCTGGGTCTTTTATGTTGTTTTTAGTAAAGTAGTCACAGGTCGGGTCATACTCACAACTTCTAGTAACTTGTAGTAAAGTATCTATTAAGTTTTCTTCTCTATACATCTTTGCTATACCTTGTTTGTTTGTGTTCGCCCAAGGCATATAAAACTTATCATTGTGATAATACATGACATTATTGCCGTCATCTTTCCTAGAGTAATCAAAGTCAAAAACTGGTACAAACTTACTAGCAACTTCATTCGGTGGGTTCATTGTTGTTCCATCATATACTCTATTTAGGTTGCCACTTTCTACATCATTTTTGGGAGCATCACACATTGAACTGTCTGTTGCCGCTTCATCATAATGTATATGATGCACTACGTTATTGTTTCCTGTTAGTTGAATGCACTTCTCTACAACTACTGGAGCAACAATAGAATTTCTTCTAAACTTTAGATTACTTCCTGTTGTATAGATATGAATAGTGTCGGTAGTATTCTTCATTAGATAGTATAATAAAATAGAACTATCTACACCACCACTCACCATTATTCCTACGGGACCCTCAACTATCTCAAGTTCAACTCCCGCACAATCAATTAACACTACACTAAGTCTCCTGCCAATGGAAATATCTCTGCGATAACTTTAGCACATTCGTGTGCAATTTCCATGTGTTCTTTTTGTGTACCATTTGCGCCACGTAATTCGATGTAATGTACCCAACTACGAATTGAACCATTCATATACAATCGTGTCTTAGTATTGCCTTCAGGTAGAACAACCCTTGCTTGTTCTTTAGCAATGCCCGAATCGATAGCCCAGTCATATACTTCTTTGGCTTTATCAATCACTTCTTGTTGTTTACTACGCCAAGCAAAATGAATGTCTTCATCACTATCAACTTCTACACTGTTCTGCCTATTCTTTGTATCTTGTAATCTTGCTTCACGTAATACAAACTGGTCACCCATTTCTTCTGGGTTAGCATAACGTTGACTGAATTCTTGGAATGAGAAACTACGGTGACGCACAATTTGGTGTGCAATGTCACGTGTTGTTTCAATCTCTAAACATGCACTAACCATTTCAAGTGGTGACCAATGCTGGTGTTTGATGAGATACTTAATTAGTTTCTCACTTGTTTCTTTATTGATTTGATTGTTTGGATTGCTTACTTTGGCACAGTATGCAATTAGTTCCTGTACGTTGTCTAGTTCTGAACCAACTGGTGCTGTACTATGTGATATTAGTTTTACTGACATTTTATTCCTTGTCTCTGTCTAATTCTGATGTGTTTACATGAAAGCCGTCGTCTTCTAATTCTCTTAAAAGTCTGTCATCAAACTCTCCATCCCAGTCATCTCCGTCATCTGGTTTCCAATCTAATAGGGCTGCCATCTCAGGAAATACATCTCTAAAGTTTGTATCTCTGATTGCATCCATCTTTTCAATATACTCAATAAATTCTGGCATACGTTCACGTGACCAATCTCCACTCTCTGAGAATGATAACATGCCTTGTAATCTTTTCACACCATATGATGCTTCACGCCAATCTTCATATGATACATCTGAACCTCGTGTACTTAATTCCCAGTTTGCTTCTAACCATTCGATAAACTTATCGAACTTAGCATGTGTCATCTCTTTGAACCAGTTCGGTAGAACTTTAACATTAAGATGTGGTGGGTGATAAACAAAGTGATAGTTAATCATACCAGCACCAAACGGCCACATGTTAATCTTCTTAAACTTCATTTCTAGTTTCCACTTAATGAAGTCTGGAAGATAATATATGTTCAAGGCTTGTACTGCACAAGCAACTGTGACTTCTACATTAGGTCCTGTTTCGTCTAACAATTCAAACATCTTAACAGTGTGGTCCCATTTACTTGGGAATCGAATGTAGTCGTTCATCTCGCCAATACTATCAACACTGTAATGAAATCTTACTCGCTTGAACTTATCCCACAAGTCAAACAAACGCTGTGGCATTTCTACACCATTTGAATTGTATCTTAATTCAATACCGCTGGCGTATCCTGCCTTGACAACTTCTTCTAGTAATGTATAATGTTCTTCAATGATTGTTGCTTCGCCACCTGCAAAGTACAACTGTTTCATATGTGGTATTTGTTCGTATAACTGTTCCCAGAAAGCAGTATTCTTTTTGTGCCAGTTATAACTTGCACCATCAATCTTTCCTTTACTGCCCCATTGCATAGTTTCTTTTAGTGATTCGTTTTCGATACTTGGATGAAGTTTAATCCAATCGGGAACCCATAACGAACTGTCATGTGGTGAACACATGATACATTTTAGGTTACACTTACTACCTAGACGTAAATCTAAGTAACGAATCTTTGGTGGTATCTCTCCTTCAACAGAGGTCTCTTCAATAATTTCTTGTAAGTCTACACGTCTTGCCCAATATTCTGTTTCCCAGAAACGTTTAGACATGTGACCCGCATCTTCTTCTGCGTAACATTTCAGACATGACGCTGGTTTCTCACCGTTTAGCATTTGCTTTCTGACATTCTTCATGTAGTCGTTATTCCAACTACTCATCAAGTCAGTAACATTTAGATTGGCTGGTTTGCCATCTGCTTGTTTAAGAACTCCTACCTCGCCACCATGCTCTTTGTCGTTTGTTGCTCCAACACTTGATGCGTTAGCAGTACAACATACTCGCATATGTCCATTTGGACGTGTACTTAAATGTACCCATGGTAACAGACAGAATGTGTCTGTGGGTGCTTTGGTTCTTTTGCGCCATTCTTCAATATTTTTATTAGTCATCTTTACCTTGTTCTTCAAAGTCTTTTTTCATCCATACCAGATTATTAATATCGCCTCTTGTTAAGCCAATATCTCTTAAGTCTCTGTTTGATAATCTGTTTAGATGCTTAATAGTGTCCCGATGCATTTGCCATGTCATCAGATATTTCCAGTATCTATACGGAAGTGTATAGATTCGTTTAAATAGTGTCATAATATTTTTGTTTCTCCTTCTTATTATCAACAATCAGTATTTATCTACTGAGTTTAATCGAACTGTGCCTTGAAGGCATCAAATTCTTCGCCACATTTCTGGGCACATACCATTGGTTTACCCAAGTGTACATTCGCTTTACTCCACGAGTCAACTAGTCTGCCCGTGAAATACTCATTATTAAGAACTACTTTTAGTCCATGTTTTTTGGCATCAAATACATCTTTACCACCAGATTGTTGTAATAATTCCCATACTTGGTTTTCGCCTGGCTTTTGCCAGAACTTGTACATGCTTCCAGCAACCCAACAACAAGGTAGAATTAATCCTTCAGCACTGAGATACATACTCTTCTCTGCGGCTACTTTACATTTGATTTTTACATTATCAAAGTATTGCTCAAGTGAGCCGTGTTTCTCTTCTAATTTTATAATGTCTTTAGTAGCCTTATTCTGATACTTTACTTCTTTTGGTTTCTGTAGAAGTTGTTGTGCTTCGCCTTTTCGATTGACTGCCTGATGGTCTTCTTTACCTGTCTTCTTCATTGTAGAGAAAAATCTACCAGTCTTCTTCTTCATAAACTTTTCAAAGCCTTTTTCTTTTGCAAGTGCTTCTGCTTCTTCTACTTGATGCTCGTTATGTGCGAAGATTATATAATCCCAATGGGCTCTGCCACCTGCTTCGATGAATGCCATTGCATTTCTCCAAGCAATATCCCAATTGACACCTTGACGATACAAATGGTTAGTATCACCTAGTCCATCAAACGAGAATGTAACGTGTCCTTTGTTACCTAGAACTTTTGCTAAGTCTCTCCACCAATCTTCTTTCTTTGCACCAGCATTTGTATTCATGTTTAACCACATGTTTGAATTCTGTTCTCTTAGATACTTGAATACTTCTAGTGTGTCGTTTGCAATGATAGGGTCACCAAAATTGCCACACATGTAAAGTCTATCTAATTGTTTTACGAATTCTGGTGTTAGAATTTTCTGAACATCACTTACTGTTAATTCATGTAACCCTTTCTTGCCACCAAGATTAGGATTATCAACACCACCTTTGACGTTTCTGTCACACATTGGACAAGATGCTTGACACTTCTCCGTAATCTCTAAGTGTACTGCTCTTACATCTTCGTGGTTATATAGATTCATTTACTTATGTCCTATTAACATGTAACGATTGTACTCTTCTAGTGCTAATTCGCCCTCGTATAAGGTTTCAGATAGATTTAATTTTTCTTTAAATTCTTCTAAACTATTTACAGTACCTTCTGCGTGTTCATGTGCTTCATCATCATCAAAGTCATTGTTCTGCATTATTACTAGCATGCCATCTGGAATGCCATCCCACCATTTATCAAAGTCTTCTATGTGTTCACAACTTGTATTGATTACACAAGTCGCTAGTTCTTCTGGTGACTCTTGTTCTATGGTCGTTGTTTTGAAATCAGTATTCGTTGAGTACTGGTAGTGAATTGCCTCGAAGTTATCAGAACTATACTTCAATAACTTAATATCTTTTACTATTGCTTTGAATCTACCATTGTCTATTGTTTGTTCTTTGTTCAAAGTATCAGCAGGATTATCAGTAGTTGGGTCACTATCAAAACTTAGTATGTTTTGAACATCATTTCTTTCAAATAGTATCGCCGGTAATACTCCATACCAACCAGCACATACATAAATCATATTACCCAAGTCAATGTCTAGGCTATTAATTGTATCACTAACCCATAGTTTACTTCTTAGTTGTCCTCTACTAAATGCATCTGTCAAGGCTTGACCTTCAAATCTCTTTAACATTTTGCCCATGTTAGTTGGCAGAGTATACTTTTCTTCAGTCAATCTATGTGCTAACTTTGGTATATTAGTCTTATACAACGTTGCACTTTTTAATGTACGAATCCATTCATTGTCTGGGTCAATTGCCTGTATTATTTTAAACAGTAAGAACAAATCTGGTTCAGTCTTTGACGATATGATATTCTTTATCGCACTCAATATGTCTTCACTTTTATCATTTAAATTGATAATCAACCTGAACAATAGTTCGGTTTGTAACTGAACAAAATTTGAAGAATCACATACATTTTGTAGGGCATTTAATGCCTCGTCTTCACCTGTTATGGCAGTAATAACTCTAAACAATACAGGAATGTTTAGTTCAGAAGATTTGCATACATTTTGTAGGGCATTTAATGCTTCATCTTCGCCTGTTATGGCGGTAACAACTCTAAACAATACAGGCACATTTATTTCATACGAACTACACAGATTACGCAACGCATGTAATGCCTCATCGTCTTCTCTGATTGCATTGATTACTTTGAATAATACAAATATATTATCCTCTGGCTTACGTTCATAAACTAGGTTCTTTAATGCACTGATTGTCTCTCTGTGTTCTTTGCCTAAAAGATACGAAGACACCACGATTATACTACTGAGTTCTTCAGTATTCACTACACGCTCAAGGCTGTTTACAATAGGATGTTTATTTCCATATAGTATTGTAAGTCTATCTGCTATTTCATGCGGTTGCATTATTTTGTTCCTATTTTCATAAAATATCTTCTACCGTTCACAGTTAGCATTCCATTATAAAGTTCTAAAGACATTGTATATGCTTTATTAAAAGTGTTCTGGTCTTTATATAAATTTTTACTGAATCCTGCCTCACCTACAAGAACCATCTTTACTCCATTTGGTATCATACTATTATACCATTTATCTTCCATATTGTCAAGTTCACTTAGATTGGTGTTTACAATAAATCTTGGTTTTTCTTCGAAGCCATCTGACTGTGTTCCGTCTGGCAAATCTAATTGAAATCTGTTTTCCTCATAGTTTATATCAAACATATCTTGTCTACTTGCTTTAAATCTCCAGTTAGACAATACTTCCTCTTGCATTAATTGGTCTGCAAGAAACTGGCAAGACTCATCTATATCAAAACATCTCAAGTTTTCTATTCTTAAATTTGTATCAAGTAACATTGCTGGTAATAATCCTATTCCACCACCTAATACATATGCAGTACCCAAATATTCACCACTATAAACACTAAGTATATTTTTAACTATCCAAGAGTATAATACTCCATCATATTTATTAATGTATGTAGCAATGTCTACACTCGGAAAACTATATGCCAGTCTCTGTAATTTTCTAACTATCCTATCTTCAGAAACATCTGACATTGTAGAGTGTGCAAGAAACTCCATGCAAGTTAAATAATTGGCTATTTGCTGGCTCTCATTGGGCATAGATAATCTAATTTCTAATGCTTGATGTGGTCCCCAATATTCATCCTGTTGGACAATCGAAGTCATTACTTTATTCCTATCTTAAGAAAGTATTGTCTCCCCTCAATAGTTGTAACTCCAGTATATTGTACAAATGTCATTGGAAAAGTATCATTGAATGATTGTGAACTACTGAATGGTCTATGAATACCACTCTCACCTGCTTCACCAACAAGAACTACTTTTCTAGTATCTGGTAACATAGCATACCAATCTTCCTGTTTCTCTAACAAACTAACATTTGTATTGATTACTAAACCAGGAACTTCTTTAAATGCGGTAGATAGTTGACCATCTGGTAACAATATCTCTAATGTGTTCTCTGCATAGTCAACATCAAAAAGGTCTTGAGTAGATGATTTGAAACGCCAGTTATCAAGCACTTCATCTTTCATCATTTCATCAGCAAGGAACTTACATGTTCCATTTATGTCTAAGTTTCTAATGTTCTCAAAACGTAACGATGTATCTAAAAGCATTGCACCCATAATGCCTATACCACCACCTAATACATATGCAGTACCTAAGTATTTTTCACCATATACTCTTGTCATGCTTTCAATAATCCATGAATAAATTATTGCATGGTGTTTATTAACAAATGAACTTATATCTACGTTAGGATAACTATAGATTAAGTCTTTAAGTCTTTCAACAATCTTATCGTTATTATTATTTCTAGGTAAAGTTGTGTGAGCCAAGAACTCCATTGCTTGTCGATAGTTACCCAACTGCTGTGCAACATTTCTTTCAGAATACTTTTCTGCTAGTCTTGTGAAGTCGTACTCTTCTCCCATGAGAGGTCGAAATCTCTTTCTCGCAACAGTCTGTTCTTTTATCTCAGCAACATATTCTACTGTTTCTTCTGGAGCATCAAAGACTTCATTTTCCATTGCTATGTAAATGTCATCGTTAGAAGTCACATTGTTTTTATTTCTTCTACGTCTCTTTTCTCGTATCGTTGATTTAGCCATTAGTATCTTCCTCAAACTTTGCCTTTAACCATTCATAGTCATTAATTTTACTTAATGCATCATCATCACCGGCATGCGTTGTTCCATATTCTCTTCCTGCATTAGCACCCGCTATTGCATATTCTCCAAACTTTGCATCGTTATTAACAGTACACCATATTTCTAAACGCTCATCAGTCTCACCTTGTTTAGACCTGTGAATGACACTTGATGATAGTTTAGTACACTCTCTGAAAGCAGACTTCCAGGTGTCATATGGATTAGTATTAAATGCTGTGTAGTTTGCTTCTGATGGCATTGGCTTGAACTTGTCAGATATAGAAGTTGTAAAGTCAACACGCCATTCTTTAGCATCACGTAGCAATTGTGTTGGAAATAGTTTTAGTCCACCAAAACCATAAACTAATCCGTTAATTGGATTCCTAGATTTCCAAACATGAACTGTATCTTCATCCCATACTGTTGGAAAATAATCAAACTTAAAGTCATCAAGTAAAATAGCATCAGCATCAATCACATAAAACATTTTTGTATCTGCTATCTCTGATGCTCTTTGGTGTGCATTAAAGATACCTTTCACACCATGAACTCTTTTAGCATGTGGGACTTTCTCTAACAACTTGGCAAAGTTTGCATCTGCTTCTGGTTCCTGATAACTTAACATAACAACATCGTAAGGAATATCCTGTGCTTTAATCAATTCAGATTTAACAGGCTTCTTATTCTTAAATGTCATCTTTCTTATCTTATCACTGTTTGGTTTAAGATGAAGTAATGCTTGTGCTGGAATCAATTTCAGTCCACCATATTGGTGAACAAATCCAGTTGATGGGTTTACTTTCGGCCACACATGAAAATGAGATGCATGGTGTCTATCAACATAAAGTGTTCGGTCAAAGTCAGTTAGAATATCAACATCATTATCAATTGCCCAGAAATATCCAGTATCAGTTTTCTTTGCGGCTTGAATGTAAGTTTCTTCTAAAGGTCCAGTTAGTATCGTAACTGTTTCATCATCTTTGTATTTTTCTGTATTAGAGGCATACATCCCCTCATCAAAATAAAACACTGGGTGACTAGATACCCTTGATGCAACTTCTTCAACTCTAATAATATTCTTAAATCTATCAAAAGAAAAGTCTTCTTTAGATGGTTTAAAACTAGAAAGATGTGGACGATGAACTAGATATACACCAGCACCTGCTTCGCCCTCAGACTTGAATGCGAATACATTTTCTATTGAGAATATATCTGGATAGAAATCGAATGTGAATGTATCTAATAGTTCTACAACAGTATCAACTACCCAATAGAATACTTCTTTCTTTGCTCGTTGATAAGCACTGTATGGGTCACGAGTATCATATCTTTTGATAGACATTTTATCTGGAATACGTGACGCAATCTCTTCATGGAATATGATATTCTTTGGATGATAATCTATATTACTGTACGCAACACCACCATAACCTAATTCTGTTTCGCCATCTCGTTTACTAAACTGCCATAAATGTGTAGGTCCAGTTTCATATAAATCTGGATAGAAGTTACTACTGATTGATGCTGTTTCTTCTAAGTCTGGGTTAATCATCCAGAAACTATAACCAGTTGCTTGTGGTATCGCTTCATCAATAGTTCTTGCTTTAATTACTTGTATCTCATCTATAGTACCAACAGTCTCCATAATATCTTTCTGTTTATCGACATTAGGATTTACAGTAGGTATAAGACGTACACCATTTCGTACTTCTTTACCATTAGCAAGTCTCACATTGAAGTTATGAATAAACTCTCTATCATAACTCATTGGATAATATTCTGGTTTAAAGTTCTTTACATCTTCGTGTACAAGCCAATACATGTCACTGTCTGTCTTGTGGTCAAATGAATGTAAGTCCTTTGTTCTTATGACTTCGAATTCTATATCAGAACAAATAGATTCTTTTTCGTATATCGCATCTCTTCGAAAATTAAATATATCATATGCTTTTTCATCAAACAACTTTCCATCTTTTGGAAATAAACCAACGCCATGATACTCACGTGCGTTTTTAGTAATTGGGTTTACTTTTTGCCAGACTATTATTTTTTGTTTATCTTTTGCAAGACCAAAACCATTTGAGTAATCGAACTCAAAAGAATCATTAACTCTTGTGCCGGGCATAATTAGATAATAGAAATCTGTTCTTGCTTCTTTTCTACACTGTTTATGTACTTGTGTGCTAGACTCACCCTCAACTACATGAATGGTATGTTTATCTTCGAGTCTTTTTAATTCTTCATAACCACAACCTTTGTCCCAAAAGAATATATCATACGCTTCTGTTGTTGGCTTGTATTTTACTTTTTTAGTCTCATGTAATTTGTGTTCACCAGTCATGTAATAAGCATCAGTTATAAAACCTGGGTCTTTTACTTTTACATCATTTGTATTGAATAACTTTATGCCCACTAGACTTCGGAATACATTTCGTTCTTCACAATTCCACATGTGGGTTATCTTATCATTAGACGAGTCTGTTTCATATCCAAAGTCAAAATCAGAATCAACTTTGACTTCTGGGTCAATTATCCAGAAATGTTTTGTATTTGATATAGACGCAATTTTAGATACGGCTGCCTCGACTTTAGGGTCCGACCAATCTTCAAGGTTAATCTTGACCATACGAAAATTAGGGTATACTTCTCGTATTTCATCAAACCTTTCGTTTGTCTCTTTATCAGTCTTGTATGTTAGATAAAATCCATCGTATGCCATCGATATGTCAGTCCAAATTTAGTTGTTGTCTATCCTCTTATTATAACAGATTTTTAGTCAGATGTAAAGACTTTTACGTTATAATGTTTAGAAAATTCAATAGCGTCATGCTCATCATTTACTATTGGTTTCCCTTTTATATTTAGTGAGGTGTTAACTAACATTGGACAGCCAGTTTCTTCTTTGAATCTGGACAGTAGGATATATAAATCTGGATGTTGTAACTGGTTCACTGTCTGTACTCTACTAGTACCGTCTATGTGAACAATAGCAGGAAAATCTTTTGGATGCTTACATTTCGCAACGAACTGCATGTAGGGTGATTGTGTGACGTTCTCTGGCATCTCAAAGTAATCATGTACGTCTTCTTCTAAAATCATTGGTGCAAATGGTCTAAACTTCTGTCTGCGTTTAATCTCATTCATCTTATCTTTAATTGATGGACCTCTTGGGTCTGCTGTAAGTGTGCGATTGCCTAATGCTCTAGGACCAAACTCTGCACGTCCGTTAGCAATGCCAATAATCTCTCCATCAAGTAATGCTTTCAATGATTTCTCTACAGGATAGTCGCCCTCTATATTATGACCAAGATATGGTGATTGCCAATTTAGATTCCAACTAGTACTGTTATACTTCTGTGCAACACCTATAGAACTTCCTGCATCACCAGGATTAGGCATAATCCAAATATCTTTGAAACCATACTTACTTGTTATCATGCTATTCGCTGTGCAATTCAAAGCACAACCGCCCATCATTACTAAGTTTTCAGTAAATGAAACTCTTTCCTTTGCTAACTTTATTACCCTGTCTAACATGACTTCATATATTTCTTGGGTTGCGGCTGCCAAATCAAACATATCTTGCTCTGTATGTAACTCTGGTAAAAGCCAATTACATCCTCTATGTAAGTTTTTCTTAAATGTATGTAATTTATTCGAGTGCGTTTGTATGCCCAACTCTTTCATTATTGCATTCTTTAGAGTTATGCCATTGTATTTTCTATCAGCATCACCATAGGCAGCCATTCCCATAAGAATATACTCATCTTCTTGTGCTTTAAGTCCTAGTCTCTGTGTCATTGCACTATAGAATAGTCCAAAACTATGTGGATATCCTTGAGAATAAACCCTAGACAATTTACCACCAGAACCCTGCCATATTGTCAGAGTTTCCCATTCACCAATGCTATCAATTACCACAACAGCGGCATTTACATAGCCACTTGTATAATATCCACTTGCGGCATGGGTATAATGATGGTCTTGGTATTCAATTGGTATGCCTTTTAATTCTGGAAACTGTTTTAGATACTTTGCTGGCAGTTCATTCATATCAAATGCAGTAGAATATTGACCAGCATATAACTGTCTTACTTTCTTTAAGTATGGATTTTCATACCAAGCAATGACATCCGGTTTACCATACCGAAGTGCTTCTTGGAGAAGTTCGCTATTGAGTAATGGGTCGTTCTTAATTTTAGAGTATCGTTCAGAGTGAGAGGCAAATAGAATTTCGTCTCCCTTTATAATGCTCACTGAAGCATCATGGTTTAAAGCACCACCGACACCAAGAACTGTCTTATGATTATTTGTATATGAACGGGTCACGTTTCTTCAGTTCTGCTAGTCTAATTTTTACTGCTTTTCTGTGTTGATACCATGCCCATGGATATGTTACAATTGACCAAATCTTTTTTAATATATTTTTCATAATTTTATTTATCTTTCGTTTTAGTCGGAACTTCTTACTGCCATCTAACGGTCCAGGTCCAGGTGTGTAATGATTCACTTATCCTTTACCCGCACGTGTGTTTTCAATATCAGCAAATATAATCTCTGCCCAGTCACTGTGTGCTTGTTCGTCTGGATGCATATATCTTTCATCACCTTCTACTGGAAAGAACATTTTCTTTTCATACATATAGGTAAAGAAAGTCTGGTCTTCATATATACGAGTCATATCTAATTGAGCGAACACATCCTTCATGTCTGCTTGTTCACATAACTCTGTGAAGTGTGTCGGTTCAAGTAGATTTGGTGTTAGGTTAAGACTATTAAATATAACGTACTCTAGTCCATTATTCACACAAAAATTCTGTAATGTTAATACTTGAATAAGATAATTGTGAAAATCATAGACTGGTGACCAGAAATGTTTCATATACAATTGATTGAATTTATCTAAGTCTGTATTTGTTTCTTCATTCAATCTAATATTGCCGTGGTATTCGTGTGATGGTATATTATGAATTAATACATTTTGACTTTCAATGAAGTGTTCTCTGCGATTTGGTGCAGTAAGTCCGATTGCTACAAATGGTTTCTTCCCATTTGCAATCAACTCTGAAACATTTGTGATTGTTTGTCTAACAATGTATTGATTACTAATTCCACGTTCTGCGTCAGTTTGAACATCTTCCTTATTAATGCCTAACTTCTCTGCAAGTTTAAAAGGCCATGCTGTATCTTTAAGTGCTAGACCTGTGCCGTACGTAAAACTACATCCATTTGCGTATAACATTTTTAGTCCTTCTTCATAGTGAATGATTCGCCACATCCACAAGTATCACCTGCTAGTGGGTTTTCAAACTGAAAGCCACCATTGATGCCTTCTTGTTTGTAATCTAATTGAGTACCATCAATCATTATTAATGATTTGGTGTCTACGATAATAGTAACACCTTTGTCTTCAAATACATTATCACCTTCGTCTATTTGGTCAGCGAATTCAATGCCATATGCGAAGCCTGAACAACCTGTTGTTGTAACCTTTACTCTAATTCCTATGCCTTTACCTCTATTTTCTAAGAAGTTGTTTACTCTGTTGGCACCCTCTTCGGTTATTGTTAACATCTTATATTCCTTTATACTTCATCTGGATAATCTCTATACAGAAAATGTTGAATTGTTTCTACGTCTACCATGCTATTAAAACTAACATGTTTTGTTTCGATATCGTCATCATTACGAATTACATGTGTCATCGCATCATCTAATTCTTGCATTGTATGAAATTCCATATCAATGCGAAACTCTGGTAAGTCCATACTGCGAAAGCCAAGTTTCATTCGTGTAATACGATAATCATGCATTGTTGGAAGTGAGTCCAGAAATGTTCTCATATTTGTAACGAACTCTACCGGATTTGTGCCTTCTTTTACGTCAGCATATATTGTATAAATGTTCATTAATTAATCTTGTTTCTTTTGATAGTCAGCGATTGCCGATTTGATTGCATCTTCGGCTAGAACTGAGCAGTGAATTTTAACAGGCGGTAATGCCAATTCTTCTACAATATCCATATTCTGTATGGCTTCTGCTTCTTCTAATGTCATTCCTTTTACCCATTCTGTGAGTAAACTACTACTTGCAATTGCCGAACCACAACCATATGTTTTAAACTTTGCATCTGTAATTATACCTTCTTCAATCATAATTTGAAGTTTCATTACGTCTCCACATGCTGGTGCTCCTACCATACCTGTTCCAACTTTGGGGTCGTTCATATCCATTTTACCTACATTTCGTGGGTTTTCATAATGGTCTAACACTTTGTCTGAATAAGCCATTTCCTTTCCTGTAATTTATTAATTAATTATAACACATTTTAGAACTAAATTCAACCAAATACTTATTATAAATCAAGTATCATGGCTTTATTTGCTGGTCCTTTATTTGTCATCAATAGACGCCAATTTCTTTTTCTATTTGATTGATTAATCATCAAAATTGGTAACTTGAATTTTGCATCAACATCAGAAAAATCAATCTCTGTCATTTCTCCCTCTAAGTCACGTTTACGAATTCTAAAGAAGAATTGGTCAGCGCCACCTGTCTTTTTAACAAAATCTTCAACTGTATAGAAGTTTCCATTTAAGTTTAGTTTGCCGTCAACTACTTCACCACTTACATCTGATGGACCTACATAAATCCAATCAATCGGTCCACCCATCGCTTCGTTACCTTTCATCAATTCGTATACATACTTTTCTGGTATACGAAAGAATAAGTTTGGTATTGCGCCGTGAGGGATAACATCTTGGTCTTCTAAACCCATATCTATTAGATATTGCTCTACTTTATCGTATGATTTAGTGATTAATTCAGGAAACATACTGTATACACCAGCAGTTCCACCACCACCAATTGTCATTGATGATGAGGCTTTCATAGAAATTCCATGCTCTTTGCCATTAGTATCAGTAATATAGATATCAATATAAGGTTCTTTGCCCAGTGAATTCATGCCACCAAGTGAACGAGCCGATTTTACTGTAATACCCATTTCTTCAATAACTACACCAGCATTTGCATTTAGAAAATTAACTAATCCATGCTCTTGTCGTTCTGATGTGTCTGCTTTACTACCACCAGTGCCACCAAATTCTGTTGTTTTTTGTAACCTAGACAAAAGAATTTGTTCGCCATTCATAGTTTCGTACTTAGTTGGAATATTTCTATCTTGTAGTTGCTGTATTAATTCATCAGAAGGCTTCAATACAACAGATGGTTCAGTCTCGCCCACTTTTGTAAAGGGTGCGTTCTTACTAATCATGTCTATGAACAATTGTAGGTTATCACGTTTACCCAACTCATTTCTGGATAAACCTGCTTCGTTGAATATCTCAAATGCTCTCATGTTTGCTCCTAATTAAAATTAATGCTTCTACTCTATTTATCTTATGATTGTACTAAATACTATTAGATAATAGAGAGGAAGTAACAATGATTATAAATGCAGTTGATGATGCCAATGATTTGTTTGAGGTTAAAAATCCAATATCACAAGAAACTATGGAAGAACTTAATAAACTCGATTTGTTATCTCTTCCAACTATAGAAAACCCAGGACAAGAACTATGGGACAGAGTAGCAATCAATAAAGACAGTCATCCAGTTTTTGATAAAATAGAATTAGAAATGAATACGCATTGTGGTTTAATAAGCAAAGCAGTAGATAGAGAAGTTAAATCATTGTGGGCTGTATTTTGGTTAGATTATGAAGGCTTCACTATCGCCCCTCATGTAGATGCATCTGGAGTAGATATAGCATTACAACTTTATTTAAAAGATTTGCCATATGCCGGAACTAGATTTTTCACACCGGATCCTAATGATATGTACGAAAAGAATGATAATCAAAGATGGCATTGGAGACCAGGTAGTAAAGAATATTCAGACAAAGACCCGATGTTACCAATACGTTCTATACCTAGAAAGAAATTTAGATGTATTGCGAATACTGGATATATTATGAAGAACCATCCAGCACAACTTCATAGTGTTCCTGTTGTATTGAAAAAGGGAGAACTAAGACTGTCTGCTTATTTTCATATGCGTTTTTAACTAATATCCTGCTTTTTGGATATTCTTAACAACTTCATCTGATAATTTAATTGACTGAGGTACAGTTTTATTGTCTGCGTCTCTTTCACGCACTATGTCTCTCACATGCGTAAATGGACTCATTGGTGGTAATGGACTGGGCCTAGAATGGTTTGCTTTACTCTTCTTCGATAGAGTTAAGTCCCTTATTTTTCCTAGTATCTCTTTAATTTGTTCTTTTGTTGGCATTTCTAAACCCAGTTAATTGTTGCGGTATTTTATTCCGCTGTCTAGTTGTTGTAATTGTATTTATTATTAATTTTAAAACTACTGAGTTAATGATTAGTTTTTATAAGTTTTAAGCAACTCTCTTATGGGACGGGTAAGTTCTTTAATATTGCTTAATGGCTCTTCGTTTATAATCTCACACAATTTTAAATATTCAGATTCAACATCCATTATAATTTTACTAATATCAATAGTATGAGCATTGTCTCCATATCTCCACACATTATCTTTAACCCAAGGAAATTGTTTATTGAACCACAATTCTTCCCAATCAGATTTGTCGTTTTCTTCTCTATTTTGTTGTACGCCCCAAGCCACCCATCTATTTAATATTTCATGTTTTAAGAATAAAGAAGTATTGCTTAATACAGGAACAATAATTGACTTTGGTTGAACTTG